AGCGCCCGCCCGGGCTTGGGGACCGGGCGGGCTCTGCAGCCTTTTGACGTCTATTTGGGGAATAGGTGCGGCAAGGGGGACTGCATACTTTGCAAACACCTGAACCATCGTTTTTGATGGCCATCAAATATGCATATCTCATCGTCGGCCGCACATGGCCGAAACAGCAAGGCCGGCGCCGCGCCCAGCGTGGCGCAGGGCCAGCTATTGATTCCGTTTCTCCCGCCCCAGCTTCCCCTTTGCCTTCGCCGTCCTGCCGATTGAGCGGCGCGCAGCCTGGGGCACACCAGGAGATTGGCGACGCAATCGCGGTCTGGAGATCGTCGCGCCCGATCGCCAGCCCATGCCGACGCATGGCGGCCTCGACGTCGGACACCATGATCCACTGCATGCCACGGCCCGGGCGATGCGGCTTGAGCTCGCGTACGAGGCCGCAGAGATTGTCGGCGGCCTTAGCCGTAATGGATGCGAGCGTAGCGCAGAACCTCTTCGACCCATTGCCAGTCGCGCGAAGACAGCGCCTTGTCGCTGGACGCGGCCAAGGCTTCCGCTGCGGCAACGCCCTCGACCTCGGCAACAAGCAGGACCCTCGCCGCCCGCAAAGCGTGAAGCGACCGCTTGGCTCTGATCTGGGAGAACGCTCGATCCATCAGCGGCAACCAAGTTTCCTTGCGCTTGAGGCAGGAGTCGGAGAAGCCGGCCAACTGCGTCCATTCTATCGGACGCGTTAGACGATAAAGCACCGTGGATCCCAGTGGGTTTTCGTGGATGACCTCGAAATGGTCGGCAAAGTAGCCGATCGCGGTGTGCAGATACGGATGCCAAGGGTGAATGAAATCTTGCTGCAGGATATAGGCGCCGGGGAGAAGCATCGGCATGAACTTGCGGAAGACTGCATCCGTCGTCTCCCTGGACTTGCAGACATCTATGCTCAGCAATTCAATCAGGGGGCCACCATAGGGGGCCTGCGCGACATCGCCCTGGTGCGGGACAATGAAGTTCGAGAACCGACGCGTGATCTCGCAAAAGACATCGAAAAAATCATCGCCCTCTTTGAAAGTTCTGGCCCCGTCGTAGTACCAGTTAAGAGAGTCAGACGAGCCGAAGGCCTTGAACAAGTCATAAGAGTACACGGTCGCCGTCGGCATCGTATGCGACGAGAAGTGCTTGTTGTTAATCATGCCAACCACCAGTGCGGTGGCTGTGGCGCCGCAAAAGGCACCGAGGTCAACGATAGAGCCCGAGAACGTGTAGAGGTCTCGCGCCACCTGGTAGTAGAGCTGCTTGTCGTCCACGGTAAGCATGCCGAAGCAATTGATCACCACGGCCGGCACCTCTGAGGGCGGAATAAGGGAGAACTGCGCCTGAGGAACAGCGAGTAGACCGTGAGACATGCGACAGTATGGCCTTCCCGAGCGAAGGCGATCAATGCCCGGTTGTGGAACGAACAAAAGCCGCCGACCCGTTAAGGGCCGGCGGCAAGTTCGTTTGGGAGGAAACGCCCAAGACGGGCTTACTGACCGCGATACACTGCGGCCATCGTGCCGGGGATGGCGGGCGCGATCTCGAGTGCGGGCCTTACTTGATCAAGTAGACCTCCTACTTAGCTAAGTGGTCTCATCGCCCGTACGGCAGGAGCATGATGTCGAGCACGGCACAGCCGCCGAGCGCGAGGCAAAGGCCGACCAGTGCGATGTAGAGCTTGAACATGTGTGCCTCGTCAGAACTTGATCTTCAGACCGATGAAGTGCGTCGGCGGGCCGGACAGCTCGCCTGCCGGATAGACGCCCATCGGGGCGTCGCGCGTGTAGCTGGTGATGCAGGCGCCCAGCAGGAGCGCCAGGCACGCCGCGATGATCAGGGGCACGTCGCCACGAACCGCGCGTTCAGCGATCGCGCGCGGGCGTTGCCGGCACGGACCTCGGCGACGGTCTCCGCGGTGTCGGCCTTGCCGTCGTAGGACAGCTCCTTGACCGGGAAGCCCGGCCGCAGCGCCTCGCACGCCGCGGGCGACGTCGGCATCGCCGTCACCGGCGGTGGCGGCGTCGGCGCCGGCGTCGGCGTCGAGCCAGCGCAGCCGGCCAGCACCAGGCTAGCGGCGCAAACTGCGATCGTTCTGATCATGCTCGGGCTCCGGCTGGCTTTCGGCTTTCTGGGCAGCTTCGGTGGCGGCGCGCATCGTGGCGTTCCCCGCCTTCAGGTCGGCGGTCTGCTGCTCCGCGCGGCCGAGCTCGCGTTGATCAGCGGTAGAGCTGCCACCGCCGAACAGCTTCAGGACCGCCGGCACGACCGCGGCGATCGCGTTGACGATGGCGGTCCACATCAGCCAACGCCCTGCCCTGCAGCTTGGTTCGCGCCGTACTTTGCGAGATCGGCGACAGCCCGATTGACGGCAGCCATGACCGCCTGCGCAATTGCCATCTTGCCGGCCTCATCGCTCGTATTGGCCTTGGCGTAGGCGATTTCGGCCTCAAGGATCACGCTGTTCATCGAAGCCGCTGCAGCGCTGGCCAATTCAAGATTGGCTGGCGAGCACACAGCGGAGCCCTTCTGCGCGAACGCGCAAACGGAACTGAAGGTCGTGGCGGTCAGGTTGGCGCCAAACGACAGCATCTTGGCCCGGCCGAATACCTGGTCGGCGGACTCCTGGTTTTGCTGCTGGGTGCCGGCGCAGCCGGTGGCCAGGACGAGCGAAAGCGCGACCGCGAGGGCCGTGATGATCTTCCTCATGATTATGCTCCTTTGGGGGTTACTTGCTGAGCGCCTTGTCGATCATCTCGGCGCCCTTCTCGGACAGCGGCTGGACCGTGACGTCGGGCAGCGCGTCGACCTTCTTGATCTGTTGGCTTCGGCTGGCCGACCACGCGGCGCGGGCGGCGTTGATGATCGGCAGCAGGGCACCGATGGCGCCGACGATGATGGCGACGCCGGCACCGATCTGGTTGACGAGCTCGACGACCCGCTCGGCATCGGTTGGGCCCATGAGGCCGAAAGCCACCAACATCGCGACGATCGCACCGATCACGGTGTAGACATGCCGCATCGCTGCGGCGACCTGGTCCTTGTTAAGCATCGGTCAGGCCTTGTCGTTGAGTTCGTCCATTCGGTTCGCCCAGCCGGTGGCAAACACCGCTTGCGCCGGGTCGTGACCGATGAATCGCAGAAACAGCTCGTACCGCTCGCACTTGGTGCGGTAGTAGAGCTCGGGGATGTTGTTGCAGGCCCTAAGCGCGGCCTGGGACTGCGGGCCAAAGCCGCCGTCGATCTCGCCCTTGTACAGGTTCATGCCCTGCAGCGCGGTCTGCAGGCCCTTGGCGGCGGCGCCGGGGCCCGAGTTCACCGCATAGTCGAACACGAACTCCTGCAGTTCGGGATCCTGGATGCCGTCGAAGCCCGGCCGCGTGAGGTAGCGGTCACGGTAGATGGCGCGCGCCGTGCTTTGGTCCATCGCTCGGACCTCTTCGGGGGATACCGGCCGGCCTCGCCACGCCGACAATGTCGCCTGCGTGATGCCGAAGTTCGTCGGACCGCCACGGTCGGCGGCATGGTTCACATAGCCGCCCTCGCGCACGAGCAGGCGGTCGATCAGCGCATCGACTTTGTCAGGCATGGGAAGAGGAGCCTCCTAGAAGAACTTCTTGATGATGGTCGGCACGGTCAGCGACAGGACGGCGCCGACGATCCCGGCGAGTGCGGCGATTGCGGCGATGACGCCACCGCGCTTGGCCTCGATCAGCTCGAGCTTGTCGAGGCGGCTGTCGAAGTCGCTGTGACGTTCGGAACCCTCGTCGAGGCGCTGGCTGATGCTGCGCAGCTCGGCACGGATCTCGCCCAGCTGATATTCGATGCTGCCGTTCATCGACGCTCCCTCTCTATCCCTGGCCACCGCCGCCGGGACCCGTAGCCCGCGAGCCCTGCAGCTCGAGGTGCGCGCGGGCTCGCTCCTCACTCCAGGCCCCCGAGGAGCGGGTGTCCGAACCGGTCCCCTTGCCGGGCTGCTTGAGCTCCAGCTCCGTGGTGGACCCGCCACTGCGGTCGAGACGATGCGTGACGCCGCCGATGCGGTAGGAGCCGTCGATTCCCGGGCGCGCGCCCTTGATGACGAACGTTCCCTCGACGCGAGCCTGCGGTGTCAGGATCAGCTGCACCGACCCCTCGCCGCTCTTGCGCTGGCTGTCCGACTTCTTGCCCTTGGCCGTGGTCTCCGCGGCCTCGCCGTTGGCGGCGCTGTAGGTCGGCGAGATGACGGTATCGGGCTCGTCGAACGCCTTCCGGATCGCCGCCATCTCCTGTTCGCTGTAGGCCCTGGTCATGGTCTCGTTGGGCGCGTCGAAGGCGGCGCGAATCGCAGTCATCTCCTCCGGCGAGTAGGTTCTCGGCTCTGCGGTCAGCTCGTCGAATGCCGAGCGCACCGTGGCCTTCACGGCGTCGGTCACCGTGCCGATGGGGTTGCCGGCGGCGTCGTAGGCTTGGCGAATCACCGCCATCTCCTGCGGCGTGAACTCGCGGGGCGACTTGCCGGTATCGGCGAAGGCCGCCTCGATCTTCTCCTTGTCGCCGGCGCTGTACTGTGTCGGCTCGATCTCGACTTCGCGGGTTTCGTAGCGCGCGGTCTTGCGGTCGTAGAACTTCACCCGCGCCTTGGTGCCGCGGGGCCGGCCGACGAAGGGCGAGATGTCCCAGGAGATGAGGTTGTCGCCGAAGGTCCCGGTGAGGCTGGGCATCGGCTTGCCGCTGGGCGTCAAGCCCTCCCCTCGCCGGGCCAGCACGGCACGATCGGCTTTGACCTTGAAGGTGCCGCCGAACTCGCGGGCCAACCGCTCGCAGAGGTGGACGAAGGATTCGCCGTCGGCCGACCAGTAGTCGCGGACGATTGAACCGAAGGCCGGATCGACGGTGACGGTGGCGAGCCCCGCACGGCGGGCCGCATCGTCGAGGAAGGTCTGCAGGGAGGTGTTGTCACGGTGGAAGTCGAGCGGCGCCTTGACCTTGCCGCGGCTATCGAAGCCCTTGGCCGACAGGGTGATGATGCGGCCTTGCCCGCGGGTGCCCGTGGACTGGATCTCGTCGATGGTGCCGCGAAAGACCTCGACGCGCTCCAGGGTGACGGCGATCAATCCGCCGGCGCGCGGCAGCTTGATCTTGGCCTCACTGTCGTCGAGCACCAGCCGGCAGGTATCGCTCGAGGTGCCGTCCTTGTCGGTGACCTCGATCGACTCGAGGTGCGGATTGAGGCGCGAAGAAATATCGCGGCCATCGATCGAGACCGACCAGGAGGCCGACCATCCTTTCTCGCCGCTGTCGCCCCCTTCGATGCGGGAACCGATCGCTTCCTCGTACTGAAGGGCACCATCCCTGCCCGCGGTCTGCTCGGCATAGGCCCTGTCGAAAGCGGCGTTTTCCTCCGGCGAGAACTGCTTGCTTCGTGAGCCCGGCAGCGTCTTGCCGGTTTGCTGCTCATAGGACCGATCGAAGGCCCGCTGCTCTTCGAAGGTGAAGGTCCGTTCCGCCATGGCACCCTATCCGAAGAGGTCGACGGGCTGCGCGGCGATGCCTGGTTGCGGCTTCGGCATGGCGTCCGGGATCAGAAACGCGGTGCCGAAGGGAAGGATCGGCCCCAGCGCCGCGAGACCGATATTGAGCGAGTAGACCGTGCTCACGATCTCCGGGCCCTGGCGCCCGAACCGACGCCACAGGATCAGGTCGAGGGTCAGGCCCTCCTGCCGCACGACGTAGGTCTCGGCCATGGCGTCACCGGAACAGAGAGATCAGGGAGTTGAGCAGCGCCTGTCCGGGATCGACGAAGTTCCGCGCCTGCGCCGAGCCCTGGCCGGTGTCGGCGACCTTGGTCATCTTGACCTCGTGCCGGATCACCATGCCCACGCCGTCACGGCGCAGCTGCTCGTGGCGCTCACTGATGGTGTCGACCACGAACCAGCCCAGGGCGGCACCGTCGCCACGCATGACGTAGATCGGGGCGCCGGCTTCCCGGGCGCCGTGCAGCTGCTCCAGCTCCTCGGAGCCGTCGAGCTCGGGACGGATCGTGATGATGGTGCCGGAGACCGTCAGCGTCTCGTCACCGACGCCCACGAACTCGCGGCCGCGCCGGCGGCCGAGAAGATCGTGCGCGGCGAAGTCGGCGGCAGTATCGCGGTTCACGGCGTCGGCGTTGAAGGGGCGCGTATCGATCGTGACGGGACCGATCTGGAACAAGCCCATCATCATGGCCTACATCCCCGCATCGGAATGCTCGCCGCGGACACGGCGGGCGACGCTACCGCTGCCGGCCAAAGCGCCGCCGCTGGTCGGTATCGAGATCTGCATGCCGTTCAACTCGCGGATGTTGGCCTTGGTGCGCTCGATCGCCTGGTTCAGGGCGGTCAAGCCGGCGAGATCCGCGGACGGCCCCACGGTCTGATTAAGTTGATCAAGCTGCGCAGCGGCCTCGTCGACCGGCAGGCTCATGTCGCCGGCCGGCGGCGCGCCAGCAGGCGGCGGCTCCGATCTGCCGATGACCATCAACGGCGGGGCTGCCGCTGCCTCTTCGGGATTGTCGGCGACGCGAGGCAGCGCTTTCTGCGGCCGGTCGGGTGTCGTCCTGGGCGCCGGCAGCGCCGGGACAACCAGAGAGCGGACCGACTCCGGGATGATGTCGTCGATGACGCTCGAGAACCAGGCCTTGATCGCGGCGACCTTTTCTTTCAGGCCATCCCAGAGACGGCCCATCGCCGAGGCGCCGGCGTCGTAGAGCTGCACGCCAAGTCGCGACATACCCAGCGCGACGCCATCGCTTATGCTGGCCATCCAGGCCGTGGCGCTGTTGTAGAGGTCGGACGCCAGCGTCGAGATGCGATTCGGCAGGTCGAGAATCGCCACGACGATGGCCCCAACCGCGGCGCCGGCGGCCGTTCCCCACTGCTGCCAGGTGGCCGGGCTGATCTCCCCGAAGAACCGCGAGACCGTGTCCCACAGCGACTTGATGCCCTCGATCAGCGGCGTCACCGCCGGTGCCAGCGGACCGAGAGCGGCCATGAAGGCGGAACCGAAGGAGGTGAAGAACTCGCCCAGGCCGGACCAGTTCTCGTAGATGAACAGGCCGGCAGCGGCGATCGTGACCAGGATGGCCCCGATTCCGGTGCCGATGACGGCAAGCTTCAGGAGATGCAGGGCACCGCGCACCAGGGCGATCGGATTGAGCAGCCCGACCAGCGCGGCACCGAGGCCGATCACCCCCGCCTTGATGGCGCCCAACGCGCCGGCGCCGGCGAGCGTCAGGAACAGGCCAGACATTGTGCGCGTTGCGGCCACGGTGGCGATCATGGCGACCGTCAGTCCGCGAAAGGCGCCCGAAACGAGCGCTACAGCAGGGGCGATCAGTAACGCCCGGGCGAGGCCCGCCATCGCCACGGTTGCGGCAAGCAGCGGCTGCGCCAGCATGAGCACGCCGCCGCGCAGGAACAGGAACGACCACTGAGCGGCGCGAGCCGCGACGGTGATGGCAATCACCGCGGTCGTCGTCTTGATGACGCCGCTGACCAGGGCAGGGTTTGCCTTGGCGAATTCGCCGAACGCCTTGACGGCCGGGGTGATCGTGGCGACAAGCTGCTGGACGGGCGCGATCAGGGTCTCGCCGATCACCATCCCGATTTCTTCAAGCGACACCTTCAGCGCCGCGATTCGGGCATTGAAGGTCAGCATGCGGCGGTCGAAGTCGGCGTTGACGACGCCCTCGGCCTTCAGCGCCTCGTTCCGGATCCTGATGTATTCCGGCAAGTTGGCGAGCAGCGGCCGCAAGAACTCCTGGACCTGCTTGTCGCTAAACACATCGCCGAGCTTCGACATGTCGCCCTTCGTCGCCCGGGTAACCTGCGCCGCGATCATCTCGAAGACGTCGCCGCCGGTGTCCTGCGTCTTCTTCAGCTCCTTTCGGATGTCGATGCCGAACTTGGCGAAGTTCTTCACCGTGTCCGGCGAGACGATCTTCTGCATCAGGTTCGCGGTGTTGGTCGCTGCTTCGGCGCCCGTCGCAGCACCTTTGCGCGCGATCTGCAGCGCCGCCGTCAATCGCGCGACACCCAGCGTCCCCTTCATCTCAAGTGCCGCAGCACCGGCCGTCAGAGCCGGGAACTCAGCCGCCATGTCGCGAAGCTCGAAGGCGCCCATCTTGCCGGACTGCGCCATGATATCGAGCGCCTTGGTCAGCTGCTCGACGGGCACCTTCATGTTGTCGGTGATCGAGAAGCTGGCTTTGGCAAGGTCGTCCAGCTGTGCCTTGTAGGCCGTCGCCGCCTTGCCCATCGGCCCCAGGAGCTTCACGGCGAGGTCGGGATCGAGGCCGAAGCCCACCAGCGAGTCCAGCGCCTTGGCGGTGCTCTGTGCGGTCTGGTTGATCTGCGGCGCCAGCGCCCGAATGGAGGCGCCGATGTTCTTGATCGCGCCGTCCGACAGGTCGGCCTTCTGGGCGATGTCCAAAAGGGTTGATTCGAAATTGCCGGCCACGGACAGCGTGGCGCCGAGCGTGCGCGCCAGGCCATAGCCCACGGCTGCCGCCTCGAGCATCGAGGCCCGCATGCCGGCGAGCGCCTGACTGTTGCGCTGCGCCACGGTGGCGAGGCCGCCACTGCTGTTTGCCGCCGCCGCAGCCTGGCCGATGCCTTTGATTGCATTCGCTGCGGCGCGCGCGGGACCCGTGACGCGGTCGATCAGGCTCACAATCAGCGAGGACGTCAACGTCGCCATGAGCGGTCCACGCTGTCAGTTCGTGGCGAACCGCCGCCGCGCCTCGGCAAGCGGATCGCCTTTGGCGTCCGTCGCCAGTGGAGCGACGGCTTCCACGGCGTCTGCCGGCTGCAGGATGACCATCGGAATCCGCTGCGCACGGCCGATGCGAACCGCCTCGGCATGCCAGGCCAGCACTGCCGACCAGCGCTCTTTTCTGAGGTCGCCGATCGGGATGTGCAGAATGGCAAAGATGTCAGCGGCTAATGCACGCCAGTGCGCTGATCCTTGGGCTTCAGCGCTTCGACGAAAGGGCCCAGGGCGTCGCTTATTTTCTGGAGCTCGCTTGCGCGGATCTTCCGCACAGCCTCAATCGGCCAGCCGAGGTCGACGGACAGCATGGCAACCATGGCAGCAACATCGCCGCCATCGCGGGACGCCTTCTCGAAGGCTTCGATGCCGCCCAGCGTCGGCTCGTCGACCTCGACGGTCTCGTAGGTCTTGCCGCCGTGGTTGATCGGCCGGGTGAGCTTGATCGTGGTCGCCATGCTGTTTCCTACGCTGATTGTTGCGAACGCTTTTTCGAGCGAGCAGCAGTCGCTTTCGCCGCATGAGCGCGCCGCTGCTCCGGCGTCATGTTTGCGAACCGAGTGGCAGCGGCTTCGGACCTTCGGACCCTTGAGTCGACCGCGGACTCACTCAGCCAAAAATTACGAAGCCCCTGTCGTTGCTTCTCCCGCCACTCTGGCGTGGCCGCGTTGCGCTTGACGGCCTCTCGATTCTTTGCGCGCCATTCCTCTTTGGAGGTGATCTCTTTCATGGCGGCCGACTGATTCTCTCGCCATGACGACTTTTGTGATCGTCTTTGGACCGCCGCCATCCGCCTTTCCCTGGTCTCAGGATCCGACCACGAAGCTCGAAGATTGTCTGTGCCTCCCGGCCGAGAATAGGCAGCCCGGATGCCGGCAGAAACGTTGCGCTTGGCCTCTTCGGAAAACCGCATGCCGAGCGTGGAGCCCGCCGCCGGAGCGCATTGCAGGCTTTTGTCTGAGGGCGTCTGGTCGAAATGGTGTTGCTCGCGCTCGGCGAGAAGCGCCCTCGCCATTTCGGACGACAACCCGTCGAGCGACACGTACTCGAGCACGCGCCACTCGAATTCTTCGAGGCCATACTTGTTGACGGCCCGCTGGAGTTTCGGATTGGAGTGATGGCCCCTTGCGAGGTCCCGCCAGTGTCGCTTCCTTCGTTCCTCCAGTTGCGCAGACTGGCCGATATAGCGCTTGCCGGTGGCCCGGTGCGCTATCTCATATATGCCGCTGTCCAAGGCGCGTCAGACGCCCAGGGCGGTCCGAACATCTTGGTACCAGTCTACGCCACCCGACCGGCCCACACCCTCAAACCAATCGAAGTAAAATAGCTCGTTCCCGTCGATCGAGAACTCGTAGTGGGTGACCTCGTTGATCTCGTAGTTGCAGCCGGCGAGGCCGCCGAGCTCGCTCTCATCGGGCGTCCAGGTCGAGACGATGCCCTGGATCACTGCGCGCGCTGGGATCGCCTTGCCGGTCTGCTTGTCGCGCAGCGCGCCCGCGAACAGCCACTTGTCATGCTGCCCGGTCGCGAAGCCCATGCGCGTGATGATGTCGACGTCGTACCCCTTGAGCTCGAACTTGGGCACGATGGGGTCGACCTGCGGCATGGCGATCGCGATCTCGCCGATGCCGCCGCCGGGTGCGAAGTTGGTCGTCTTCCGCTTGACCTCGGGCAGCGCGATCTTGGTGATCGTGAGCCGGCGGGACTGGTCGGTCTCGTCGGCGCGACGGACATCGACGGCCTCCAGGACGTAGAGGGGCTGGGCCTGCGCCATGGTGGCGGCCTCCTATTCGGTGGTTGTGGGGGTTCGCGGGGAGAAAGAGCGGGGCGGCCTGGATCAGGCCGCGGTGCCGAGGCGAGAGATGATCTCGTCGACCAGGGCGTCGACCGCCGGCCGGTAGCGGAGCACGCGATGGGTCGCGAGCTTGAACACCGGCGCCGGCTCGATGTGCGGCGTCACGGTGAGATGGCCGAGGCGGACCTGCTCGGGCGAGTTCAGGTCCTTCTGGAAGTCGACCTTGTAGCCCAGGATGTCATCCAGCGCTTTGTGGTCGCGCAGCATGAACTTGATCGAGTTCACCCAGGCCTCGACCGTGCTGGCGGTCACCGCCCTGCCGAGGAACTGGCGCGCCAGCTGTAGCAGCTTCACCGCGATGTAGTCGGAGCCGCGGATCTGGTGGAACTGCGCCCACAGCTCGCCCTCGGCGCAGTTGTGGTAGGCGATGCCGACGAAGCCGCCGTCGGCAATCGCCGAGTCCACGCCGATCTCGCCGCGGACGATGACGCCGATGTCGGCCGCCAGGAGGAGTTGGCCCTCGACGGCGCCGTCCGTGATCGAGAAAGGGATCGGCCGGTTGGTTCCGACGATGCCGTAGAGCGGGCGGTTGGCGATCGGCTGGAAGGGCCGGCCGCCGTTGGCATTGTCGATGCGGGCGGTGAGGCCGGCGAAGCGCGGCGCTGCCGGGCGGGTGACGATCTCGGCGCCTTCGAGCACCTTCACGCCGACACCGAGGGCGATGATACGGTCCGACTGGATGGTCTCGCGCCAGTTGACGGCCGCATTCAACGAGCCCGAGGGGCCATCAACGAAGGCCACGGCCTTGAGGCCGTCGAGCACCGGGTGCAGGGCCGCCACGACCGGGTTCGCCGTGGTCTCGGCGTCGGTGATCTCCACCGTGAGATCGAAGCCGTCGCAGACGATGAAGTCCGGCGAGCCGTCGGCGATCGTGAACTTGACGACGCCAGTGAAGGCCACGCCCACAGTGCCGGTGCCGATGACGACATCGTCGGGATCGGTGACCGAGAAGCTGCCGCCACCGGCCGGGATGGAATGGATGACGGTGACCGTGAACTCGTCGCCGATGTCGAAGTCTTCCGCACCGTCCGCAATGGTGAAGTTCAGGCCGTTGGTGCCGTTGTAGGCGACACCCACCGTCGCGCCGCCGGGATCGACGGTGCCGTCGGGCCGGATGACGATGAAGAAGCCGGCATTCGCAGCCTCGGAGACACAGCGCAACGTCCAGTCACCGACCGGCGCCGTGCTGTCGGCCGTCAGCGAGCCCACGGTGCCGTCGCCGGTGTTGTCGCCATCCGCCAGGGCCGAGGCCGACTTGGCGCCGCCGGTGAAGCGGACCTCGTAGACGCCCGCCTTCACGCCGTCGCCGTACTCCGGATCGGCCAGCGTCAGCGCGCCCTGCCCCGTGTTGCCACCCGCCTTGGCGGCCGAGGTGACATCGACGGTGCCGGCGACGCTATCGACCAGGTGCGTGTAGCCGGGGACGATGACGATGCGCGGCGTGGCGCCGACCACTTCCGGGCACTGCCGCAGGATCTCTAGCGCATCGATGGCGCGCTGGTGGGCGACGTTTGGCGTGGCGCTGTGGGTGAAGCGGACCGCGATCAGGTCGGCCGAGCCGCCGATGACGCCGAGCTGGTCGTTGATGCCGCGCACGGCATCGGCCAGGAGCCCGGTGCCGATCTTGGCGGCGGCGACGAAGTTCTGGTCGCGGCTGTTGAAGCGGACCGCAACGCCCAGCGGGAAGACGCTGTTGTCGGCATCGTCGCTCGACGTGATGATGCCGATCTTCGAGAAGTCGGCGCCGATCAGCGGCAGGACTTCGGTCTCGGGACGCTCGATAACACTGCCGAAAACGGGGACGGTCAAGGTTGCCTCCAATCAATGAAAAACCCGCCACGCGGCGGGTCGGGTCGGGCCTGTCGGGGAGGCCGATCTAGGGAAATTGCTTCCTCAGGCTGCGCACGATGTTGGCCGAGCCGACGACCTGGACGCTTTCGACCAGCGTTACTGCCTCACGCACCCAGAGCTCGTGGTTATGGTTGCCAGCCGTCACCGAGTTCTGCATCGACGGCGTCACCCGCACCATGCAGCGGCCGGTGCCGGTGACCGTGATGCCGGCGCCGAGGGTCACCTTGACGAGGTTGCCGGACTGGTTTGAAAGCCGCCATTCAGCGGCCTGGATCTCGATCGGCGCGCCGTCGGCGTTGCGGACCTCGCAGTCGATCTCCCAGGTGGTGCCGATATGAAAGGCGATGTCCTTGCGTTGCGACATGGTCAGGCCCTCAATCGTTCACGACGGGCGGCGCCGATGATGCGCTCACGGTCGTGGCGACCGCTGATGGTCTCGCGTCGCGCCCGGCCGCTGATCGACACTCGCTCCGGGTTGCTGTCACCGCCGCCTAGCGTCGGCGTTCCCAGCACCGGCGGGGCCAGGTCGATATTGTCATTCGCCAGCATGTGGGTCTGGTGGAGCACCGCGGTCCCAATGACCGGCGATGCCGTGGCGAGATTGACGCCGACCAGGATGTGCACCTGAGCGAGCGCCGGGGTGTCGATGTCGGGCGGCGCCGCGACGAGGTCGTTGGCGACGAGGTTGCTGCGCACCGACAGGGCCGGCGTACCGAGTCCCGGGGCCGCAGTTTCGAGGTTGTCGGCTTCGAGGGTGACGATCGCCGTCAGAGCGGGCGTACCCAGAACCGGGGGTGCCGTCACAAAGTCGGCGGCGACGAGGGCGTGATCCTGCTCGAGCGCGGGAGTGACGATCGACGGTGCCGCCGTGGTGAGCGGGACGGCCGCCAGGACGTGGTGCTGGCCGACCGACGGTGCGCCGAGCGATGGCGCCGCCGTCGATAGGTTCGCCGCGCCCAGCACGTGCACCTGGCCGAGGACCGGTGTCCCCTGCTCCGGCCCGGCTGTTTCGAGGTCATCCGCGGCGAGACCATGGGCCTGGCTGAGCGGCGGCTGCCCGAGGGCCGGGCCTGCCGCGGCGAGACCCGCCGCCTCGAGCAGGTGATCCTGCGTCAGGGCCGGCTGGCCCAGCACCGGCGGCCCGGTGACCAGCGGCGTTGCGACGAGGTCGCCGGTCTGCGCCAGCGCCGGCTGGCCGAGTTCTGGTGCGCCGGTCTCCAGGCCGGTCGCGGTAAGGCTGTGATGCTGCGTGAGCGTTGCAGCGCCGATTGCAGGCGCCCCAGTGGCCAGCGCCGTGGCCTCGATCTGATGGTCCTGTGTCAAGGCGGGCGTGCCAAGCTCAGGCGCCCCGGTGACGAGATCGTCGGCGACGACGGTACCGCCTTCGGCCAGGTTCGGCTCGCCCAGTTCCGGCGCCACCGTGACCAAGTCGACAGCGACCAGGATGTGGTCTTGGGTCAGAGCCGGCGTGTCGAGATCGGGGGCCGCCGTGACGAGCGCGACCGCCACGACGACGTGGATATGGACCAGGCTTGGCGCGCCCAGCTCGGGTGCGGCGGTCACCAGGTCGGCTGCCTCGAGGTCGTGCCTTTGCGACAGGGCCGGGGCGGCCACCACGGGCCTGGCCGGCGCAAGCGTCGTCGCCGCCAGAATGTGATCCTGCGAGATCGCCGGCTCGCCGAGATCCGGTGCGCCAGTCGTCAGGCCATCGGCCGCCAGGACGTGGACATGCGCCGCGGTCGGCGTTCCGAGGTCGGGAGCACCCGTTTCCAGGGGGTCGGCTTCGAGGAAGTGGGCTTGCGTCAGTGCCGGCGTGGCCAGCGCCGGGCCGGCCGGAGCGAAGTCTACGGCCGAGAGGACGTGCGCCTGCGTGATTGCCGGCGCGTCGATCGATGGTGCCGCAGTGGCGAAGTCGTCCGCCACCAGCATATGAACCGGCGCCAGAGCCGGAGTGCCGAGGTCCGGCGCCGCGGTGGCCAGGTCATCCGCGGCCAGCAGGTGCAGCTGCGTCAGGGCGGCCGTGCCCAGCGACGGCGCCGCGGCTTCGAAGGAGTCGGCGACGAGGACGTGAACGACGACCAGCGCCGGCGTGCCAAGGGACGGGGCAGCGGTCGCCAGATTGTCGGCGGCTAGGACGTGATTCTGGCTGAGTGCGGGCGCACCCAGTTCCGGTGCGCCGGTTTCAAGGGCTACGGCCGCGAGGACATGAACATGCGCAAGCGTTGGCGTGTCGAGCGAGGGCGCGGCGGTCTCGATACCATCGGCCACCAGCGCATGCGCCTGCGTGAGGGCCGGGCTTCCAAATTCCGGCGCGGATGTTGCAAGATCGACCGCGACAAGATCATGGACGACGTCTTCCGGCGCGCCGCCGCCGATAGGCAGCCGGCCGATCGGCCCGCTGCCGATGGCGTTCATGCCGACTGCTACTCCTTCGTCCCGTCAGCGGGCGGCGACAGAGTGGCGAGCCTTGCTTTCAGTTCGACGTTCTCGGTCTCAGCCTTCTGGGCTCGGTCTTCGGCGCTCTTGGCCCGCGCGACCGCCGCGGCCAGCCGAAAATGAAGCGAGCCAATCGTCTGATTGAACTCGTGAGCGAGGGCACTGACGGCGTCCATGCGATACTCCCGTCAAATCTCGCGCACCGCGCCCAAAGCGGGCGATGGCTTCGCAACAATCTCGACCGCCGCCGCGGGTGCCAGCCGGTTCGCCAGCCCGCTCTTCAAGTCCGGCAACTGCGCGACGAGGCCTTCCTTTACACGGTCCTTTATCCAACCTCGTGTGATGCCGCTGAAGGCAGTGAATTCCCTCGGATCTGGCGCGCCCAGAAAAACCACGCCATGCGTGGAGACCAAGCGAGCACCATCAGTTGCCGTCAGGCGCCAATGAATGGCGATGATTACATCTGCCATCGCATCCATCTTCGGCCGGGTGGCAAGCTGCGTGAATTCCCACGAATAGTCGATAGCCATCAGTTCACCACCGGATTGGTGAGCACGAAGCGGTCGTTGGTGCCGTCGTAGAGGCACTCGTACAGCCCGCCTGCGACGATGTCGCCGTTCGCAAGCGTGGTGTTGAGACGCTTCACGATCGTTTTCGCGCCGGCACCGTTGACGTTCAGAGAGGCAGCTCCGGTGTTGGCCGTGTTCGCCCGGAATTTGACCTCCATGCCGTCGACGAGGGCCGTCGGCGCCGGAGAGAGCGTGACGACGTAGGCGTCGCTTGCCTGGGAGTCGGAAGCGAAGTTAATCGCGCCCTGGAAGGTGGAGTTGACGTAAACCGCCATCCCTCCGCCGGACGGAAATGCCATGCGAGGCGTCAGGGATGGGGCGACGGTGACGGCGGTCCCAACCAGCCAAAGAGGAGCAAAACTGCCGGTCCCTGTCGGGTCGACGCCTTCGAGCGAGCCACCCCCGGCGGTTAGCGGGCGAAGGCGAACGCCACCGTTAGTGCTCTTGGCCAGCAACGCCAGGGCTTCGTCTGCCACCGCGATCGTCTGCAGGTCGGTGAAGGTGTTGACCCCAAAGCCTGCCGCGCTGAGCGTGGCACGCTGAGCCGCCGCGTCGGCGTCATCAAGCAGGGCGCGACCAGCTGCGGTTATCGTGCCGAGCGACCAGGCGTCGGTGCCCGAAAGGTAAGGAAAGCTGCCGGAGGTACCGGCGATATTGGCGAGCGCGCGACCACTTGCCGATATGTCGAACGTCGCTGGCGTATCAGCGCCAGTGAAGTAAAGACCCTTGTTGGCTGCCGTGGTCAGCACAGCGAAGGCTGTCAGGCTGGCGTCGAGCGGTTGCTTGCCGGCCAGGGCCGTCGTCATCGTAGCCGCGAAGTTCGCATCGTCGCCCAAAGCGGCGGCAAGTTCGTTGAGTGTGTCCAGCGTGCCTGGCGCGCTATCGAGCAGCGCCGCGATTTCCGCCCGGACGAACGCCGTCGTGGCGATCTGCGTCGTGTTCGTCCCGCCGCTCGCCGTCGGTGCGGTCGGCGTGCCAGTCAGCGCCGGGCTCGCGAGAGGCGCCTTGTCGCCCAGCGCGGCCGCCAAGTCGGCGATATCGTTCGTCAGGTCGCCGAGCAGGTCAGCCGTCAGGGTGCACGTAAGAGTCGCCGAGCCGCCGAGGTCGAGCGGGTCGCCGGAATTCGACGAGCTCGTGACATTGCGCGTCGCCGTCGTGGCGCCGTCATCCAGCGTCAGGTAGCCGTTTTCCCAGGCGTCGCCTTCCGCCAGCCGGTAGGGCGGGTTGTCGCCATCCACCGCACCCGCATCGACAAAGCTCTGCCAGCCCGCCGGGACGGTGCTGAGCGCAATGGCGCCGGCGCCGAGCGTGGCAACGGCGTGCCGGACGTTGTCGAAGAACTTGCGGGCCACGGCAGCTTACGCCTGCGAAGGAAGCCGGATATCGAAGCTTGGGAGCTGGAACGTGTTGCCGTCCGTCACCTCCTGCGGGGCCGTCAGCGAACCCACGGCCAGCAGGCGCGAGTTCGCAACATCGACGACAGCCCAATGCGTCGCCTCACCGGAAGCGGTGACCTCGCCGTCGGTGATCGCGGTCGAGGTGACCTTGCGACCGTTCGGCGAGCCGGCCGCCGGCGAACCGAAGGCGCCGCCGGTCGAGAACGATTTCTCGCCCACCTTGTTCGTCGAGTTGGCCTCGGTGAAGGTGGTCGGCTCGCCGTCGCACACGGTGATTTTGTCGGCCTCGGTATCCAGAACCGACAGGCCGTTGTCGAGCACGCGGCTCGCGACATTCGCTGCCATCGATCAGTCTCCTTACGTGTGAGGCGGGTGGCTTTAGGCCGCGATCGTCTGGGCGTGCGCGATGGCCGCTTCCGACAAATCGAAGGGGGCGCCGATGGGCACATACCGGCCCTTGCCGTCCTTCTTGTAGACCTTCCACTTGCCGGTCGTGATGTCCTGGTCGACGACGGTGTCGCTGCCGACCTCGAATAGATCGCCCTTCTGGGCAACGGGCTTGTCAGCCATGGCTAGAACTCCTGCTCGGGTGCGGTGATCTTGATTTTCTCGGCCTCGGAGTTGCTGACCCTGACGATCAGCACCGGCACGTCGCTGGCGTCGAGGAAGCGGACCTCGCGGACGTGGTCGCCGCTGTCCTCGTCCTGCTCGATCTCGGTGACGACGATCTTCTCGGCGGTGAGGCCGAGCGTCTGGGCGAGGGTTGCGATACTCATAGGGTCACTCCCACATAGCCCGACGCGAAGCCCTGCCCGCCGCCTGGCGTGCACACGACGGCCGGCGCCGACGGTCCGTTCTGGATCAGCCAGAGCCCCTTGCCGCCGGTGCTGGGCGAGGTTTCAAAGGAGCCGCCGGCGCCTGGCGCCATCGAGGGCGCTCCGCCGTTGAACGTAGCGCTGAAGCAGGCGCGCGGCGCCGTGCCCGAAGAGATGGTCTGGTCCGACGACGCATCGGTTTGTGTGTGAAGGTACTCACCGGACATGACCGGCGTTGCCCAGGTGCCCAGCTTCTTGCGGAACACCCAAACGAGGAAGAAGGCCTCGCTGTCGAGATCCTCCGGCATGCCGCTGATTGAAGTCTCGAAACCGTCGAGCTGCTTCCACCATTTGTTGAACCGCGCCGCGTTGGCGCCTGCGTTCGACGTATGGCTGGTCCCGAAGGAAGTGAAGCCGGATGGCGTCACGGACGACGGCGGGGTTTCCGTCGACAGGTCCAAGGCGAAGTTGAACAGGATGCAGATGTCGCCGGCCTGGCGCCCAGCGGGGATCACTATCGCGTCGTCGTCGTAAGCCCAGGCGGTGCCAACCAGGGTGATGATCTCGGGCACGCCGTGAAGCAGGACCGGCAGGCCAAGGATCATGGCTTTCGCGCCACCGTTGCCGTGACGACGAAGTGGTTGGTCGCGTAGCAGACGATGGCGAGCAGGTACCACTTCGTGTTGTCGGCGTCGGTGATCACCGGCAGGTCGCCGAGATACTGGTTGCCGAAGGACAGCGTGCGGTCCGTCGAGTTGTTGCCCTTCACCATGATGTAGCGGGTGGTGCCGGGCTGGCCGTTCGTCGGGTTGCCGAGCGTGCGGCTGCCCTCAAGCGTGATCTCGGCGGAGATGAAGGCGTCCCAGTCCACGGCCACCGTCCCTGCATCGGTGAGCGCCACCCATGCCGAGGCGGTTTCGATCAAGTCGGCCGTCAGGACCTTGTTGCTTGCGGCGGCCCGAACGTTGGCGGCGCTGGCCTTGTCGATCGCCACGGCTGGATTGCCACTGGCGCCGCTGCCATTCTCGACTGTGACGCCGGTACCCGCCGTGATAGCGCGAGCGGACGCTGCGCCGGATCCGGTCCGCGCGATCAGCCCGTTGTCATTGACCCCGGCCAGCGCCGTGAGAAGCGCGGAGGCGGCCTGCTTCGCGTTGAGGCCGGACTGCACCTCCGAGGCATTGGCCTTTAGGGCGAGGGCGGCGGCGAGCTTGGCGAGCGTGTTGAACGATTCCGAGGCGCCGTCGACCAGGGCGGTGACGGCCGCCGCGATCTCGGTTTCCGCCTCCTCGGCGGTGAAGTAGTTCTCCGGATCGAAGGCCTCGGCCTGCTCGATGATGGCGGCGAGCGCCGGTTCCATGATCTCGTTGACCCGAAACAGCGCCGCCGCGATCAGCTGCTGCGTCGCCGCGTCGAAGGTCTTCGCGGACTCCTGCACTTCCGTGAGCGCGAGGCCGAATTCGTCCGCGAACCGGTTCCAGAACTCGACGGTGAACGGGGTGTCCTCGTCGACCTTGAACTTGGAGGAGTCGAACGGCATCGCGCGCGGTCCTACTTCGAGACCGGCTCGTAGTGCGAGACGTCGACCAGGATGGTCCGCAGCAGGTCACCGCGGACGCGCGTCGGCCGATTCGGCATTAGGAACATGCCGTTCGGCCGCGGGACCTTGCGCTTCAGCCGGACCTGATAGGTCGCGGCGTCCTCGATCTCGGGCTTGTCAGCCATGGGGCAGGCTCCTGGATTAAGCGTAGAACGCGAAGTCGGTGCGCTTCACGACAACGAACTGGTTGGTCTCGTCGGTCGTCTCGCCCACCGTCTCGATGGCGTAGGTGTCCATCGCCGAAGGCGTGAACACGAAGGTGATCCGCGCCCGGGTGGTGTCCTCGGGGTCGAGCTCGACGACGCTGCTGTCGGCGGCGACGGGGCTCGCACTGATGATCAGCCGGGCGGTGAGATCGTGTTCGGCCTCGTCCCAGCCCTCGACCTCGTAGACGACGTGCACCTCGTCGGCGTTGGCGCCGAGCTCGTGGTCGACCGAGAAGTGCGTGAACTCGTCGGTGGTCAGGCCAAGCTCGGCCTCGGTCTGGGCGAGGTCGACGCCGGGCATCAGATCGCGCGAGCCGGTGAATACCATTCGCAGGTTCACCAGGACCGGATTGGTCGCCAGGGCTTCATACTCGCCCTCGGATATCTGGTACCACTTCCCGGCTCGCTGGGTTTCCCAGGTGAGATTCGTGCCCTCAGGCTCCCAGGTCGCCGCCGTGATCTTGAGGTCCGAGATGCCTCCCACGCGAGACAGCGACTCCATCTGGACCTCGATGCGGGTCTGCGCGAACTGGGCGTACCAGAGGTCGATCGAGAGATCGCCGCTGTTCTGGACCGGCTGCCATTCGCCATTGTCGTCGAGGTGGAACGCGGTGCCGAAGCCGTACTTGTCGCCGCTGCGGACCCGCACGAAGTGGCTGCCCGTCGTCAGCAGGATGACGGCATAGGTGCGGCCGCCCTTGGTGAAGACCGGCTCCTCAAGCTCGCAGCGAATCGGGCCGTTGGTGTGCAGGTTGGCGACGTTGATGACGCCACGCCCGACGATGGTCGTCTTGGCGGGCTTGTTCCCCTGCATCTCGGTGATCAGGACGTTGACGTTGCCGGCGCCGCCGACCTGGCCGAACCGGATGCCGACCGCGGTCAACCAGCCGTTGGTCGCGTTCCAGAACGTCTGGGCGACCTGCGAGCCCGTGAAGACGGCCGGCTTCGTCACGACCTCCCAATAGGGCTCCTGCACGACGGCCTTCTCCGAGATGCCGATCGTCGACCAGGTGATGTCGGGCCCGCCCATGAAATGGGTGACGTGGACATCGTAGACCTCGCCGCCGTCGCGCTTGAAGGTGAACTTCGTCGACATCTGCTGCGTGAAGTCCATGGCGCGGACCTGCTCGACGAACCGCTCGTATTCCGGGCGCGTGATGTCGACCCGGGAGAACAGGCCCTTCAGTGACGGCGTTGCCGGGTTGGCGGTGCGCACCACGATGTTGCCCAGCGCCTTGGTCACGGTTCGCGTCAACATCTTCTGGACGCGAGTCGTCAGCTGCGACTGGTATTGGCTGATCGACAGCATGCCATCGGGGTTGTCGATCGAGAGGCGCAGCGTCTCGCCCGAGAAGGCCGGCAGGATCAGGTTGCCGATCTTCTTCACCTTGGGATCGACCGGATTGTTGAGCTCGATCGCGACGCGGGTCGGCACTCCAGCGGGAAAACGCAGACCGTTGTCGACGACGGCGGCGTATCCGACAGCCTCGGTGTCGCTGTCGCGTTCCGACAGGAAGCGGTCGACAAAGCGTTCATCCGCCGGGGTGTTGCCGGCCGGCACGGTCAGGCGGGCCTCCAGCGCCTCGATGCGCGCCAGCATGGCCATGAGCACATCGGAAAGGTTGGGCGGCAGCGCGGCCTGGATGCGCGCGATCTCGGACTGGATGCTATCCAGGATCTGGCCGATCGCGGCGCGCCAGGCGGCGAACTCGTTGGCCCGCTGGTACAGCGATTCCACCGACGGCAGGCGGTAGGTCTCGGCCATCTCGATCGAACCGTCGAGCACGCCCGAGGTCGTGAGCGTGAGCCAGGCCACCGGAATGACGCCGGCGTCGAGCGTCGGCTTCTGCGGGCTCGGGCCTTCGGTGCCGGCCACCAGCGCCAGGCGGGCATAGCGCAAGCGCTCCATCGCAACCGACTGCGGTTCCGTGTTGCCCTGGTCGTCGATGACGAAGGAACGCTCCTGCGTGTCGGTCTCGATGGTGTCGCCATAGGCCACCACGGCGATGATGCGTCGCGTCGTCACCGGCATGTAGGCGCCGCCGGTCAACAGGTTGAACGCCGTCGCGTCGGACCGCACGAACACCGGCCCGCCGCCCCAGTAGTGGCCGGCTGCCACGGTGATCTCGGTCTGGCCGGTCTTGGTGACCTCGAATCCCGAGAAATAGCGCTGGTTGGTGATCGCGTTGGCGACCAGGGCGTCATAGAACTGCTTCGCGAAGACGAAGACATTGTTGAGGTCGCCGGAGACGATCTTCTGATCGTTGCGGAAGATGACGTCGCGCATTCAGGTGGCCTCCACTTTGTCGCCAAATCGGATGCGGTCACCGAACAGGAATCGGTCACCGAAGCGTCGGACGCGGCGGGTCTGGGTTTGCAGGTAAATCGTGTCGCGGGCAGCCTTGGCGGCGCGGGTCGCCTCGAGGGCGCGGTCCAGGATGGTGCGATCGTCGGGCGTCAGATGGCCGCCGGGAAAGTCGACGAACTCATGGCGGAGGCGCTTGCCGCGGATCTCGACCTTGAGCTCAGCCGTGAACGGCGTCATGCCGAGACGGACTCGGCCGACGTAGCAGCCGGGCTCGCCGGCGGTGACGCCGCGATCGCGGCGACGATCATAGAGGTGGAAGCGTTCGTAGACGTGGCGCCAGGCGAGATCGCGGCCGGCATGGATGGCAGACCGCAAGCCGGTGTAGGCGCGGCCGAGGAATGGCCCCTTGTCGACGAAGCGCTCCCGGATCAGGTCCGGTCGGATCGAGATCAGCCGGGCATTCGGTACCACCGATGACCACTGCGGCCGCGAGACGGCCGCGCCGTACGGCCGCGCGATCTCGGTCCGGATGACCCGCTGCGGGGCATCATCGACGCCCAGGAACTGCCGGCCATCCAGATGGTCGCCGACATAGAAGCCGTGCCGCTTCGCCGGCAGCACGATGTCCTCGAAGCGGTAGACCGTGCCGACGTGGGCCACCTCGCGCACGATCTCGCGGCGGGTCAGACCGGTTTCCTCGTCGGTCAGGGGATCGTAGAGCCGGGCCTCGCGGAGCACGGTGTCGATGGTGACGGCGTACGCCGTTGGGGCGGTATGGCCGACGTAGGCCTTGGAGCGCGCCAGCGATGAAGCAAAGAACCCGCGTTGGAACTCGCGGACCGGCACCCGGGGGTAGATCCTGATCTGCTGGAACTGGGCGAGGTACCGGGTCCGCTCCTCCTCGGTCCAGTCGCGCCGCGGATAGGCGAACTGCGGATGCAGCGTGGCCTTGCGCAGCTTGGCGCCGACCAGCGAGAAGAAACGACGGTAGCCCTCGACGGTCCCCTTCAGCCGCTCGAACGCGAACCACTTGTCGACGACGAAGCGCTTCTTCTCCTCGCTCCAGTCTTCGAACCAGAGGTCGACGCTACGCTCCCAGCCCAGCACGGCGAGGAACCGGGCGTCGCACAGCAGGGCATCCTTGACCTTGGTGATCACCGACGGGTCCAGCGCTGCCCAGCGCGAGGCGTCGGTCAGTTCCTGTGCGGTCTCCCACGGCGTCGCGTTCTGGGGCAGCAGCGATGCCGGCTCAGTCACGCAGCACCTCGGTCTTGATCGTCACCGTCCGCAGATGCGCCGCCTGGAAGCGCAGCGTGGTGACGTCTGCGAGCGGCGCCGGCATGTCGACTCGCTCGACCCCGGCGACGTACAGGGCCGCCGACAGAGCCGACGCCGGGACGTCGCCCCCTACCCGCTTGTACCTGTTCGCCGCGGCCTGCAGCGCGGTCGTGGCGTTGGTCCGGATCAAGGTCGGGTCCGGCCCCTGGCGCAGCTGCAGCGTCGCCGTGACATCGTACTGGACGACCTTGGCGGCCCGCACCATGAGGTTGTCGGTGGCAAGCCGGACGTCGTCGGCATAGAGCCGCTGCCGGACCAGCCGCATCAGATCGTCTGAGGGCTCGCCGGTTCCGACGCTGGACAGGATGACCGCCTCGACGCCGACGTCCCGAGTGCCCTTGTTGACAACATGCAGGCCGACGTCGCGCACCAGGGCCGAGCTCGAGACAGCGTGATAGATGTAGCCGCCGGGCGTGCCGGCATTGCTGAAGGCCTCGGGCGCCAGTTGGATGCGGGCGCGGTAGCGATCGTCGGTCTCGCCGTCGAGGCGGGCGGTACCGTGCTGATCTCCCAGCCGGTCGAGGAAGCTGCCGCGCGCGAAGGCCAGTAGGACGTTGGCCTGGGCGTCGTCGATGCCGTACAGCGCCAGCAGCTCGCGGTAGCCACCGCTCTGCTGGAGGATACGAGAAGGGTCGGTCTGCAGCAGCTCGACGTCAAACGGCAGCCCGACGGCCGCCATGCGCTCCTTGAACTCGGTGAGGCGGGCCTGCTCGATCTCGGCGAAGGAATGGCCTGGCCACAGTGCGGCACGATCGACCCGGCTCAGGTCCAAAGCTGTGGCGGAGAACCTGGTCAAAGCGAGATCCTCCGAATCTGGCCTTCCGGTGTCAGGTCGCCCAGGTGCGCGTTCGGCCGATACTCGCCCTCGACCACGAAGGTCAGGTGGCCCTGCCGCGTCACCTCGGCTGATTGCTCGGCGATACCGACGCGAACGACACGGAAACGGGGCTCCCACAGGTCGATGGCGATCGCCACGGCAGACCAGAAGCGCAGCACGTTCGCCGCCGTCTTGGCGCGCCCAAGCAGCACCGGCGCCGACGACCCGAAATGCCGAACCATCACCCGCTCGCCGATGCTCGTCGTGAAGATGACGTCGATGGACTGGACGACATGGTCCCACCCATCGATCGGCGCGCCAGTGATGCGACTGATGCCGAAGCCCGACATCTACGTATTCGTTGCAACGACGACCCACTTGTCGTCGTCTCCGCTGTACTCAAGTGTCCAAACGGTGCCCGCCGCGATGACCATGGACTCTTCCCCTCCCGGCAGTACGAAACTGCCGAGCGCCGAGGTTGCAAAGATCGACAATCCCTCCGCGAAGCGTAGGCGAACGGCACCTGGGCGCTGGCCGTACATCAAGGAGATGTTGGTCGTGCCGGTGATCACGAACGTTTCAATCTCACCGCCGCGGTAGGTCGGGAGAATGAGGGGGTCGGCAGAAGCGACCTCAGTCAGAGCCGGGCAGTTATCGAAGTAGTGCGAGCCCGGCCACTGATCGGAGGCGATCTTGACGTCCACGAGGGTGATGTCGCTGCCGGCTGGGGCCGACACCACGGGAACGCCAAAGCTGTTCAGGCTTGGGCCGAATGCGACGGCGTGCCCGCGGATGGTGCTCTTGGTGTTGGGTTGGCTGAGGAACTTCACGGGGGCGCCCGACACGAGAGCGAAGCGCATGTTGGGGGCATGCAGGCCACCGCCGTCGATCTGGATGGCGTCGCTGGCGGCCCTGATGATTGCTCCAGCGCCGATCTGCGCGACCCTCCCGGCCGTTCCTTCTATCTTGATGGGGGTCTCTTGACCCCAAAGCTGCAGCGTCCCTATTTGACACGGGTCGTAGTCGACGGTGTTGCCTATGACGGGCACAACGTCGGTAATGAGATGGACGCCAATGGAGCCCGTCCCCGCACCCGTGTAGGTCGGCGACCACGGGTAATCGACGCTGATAGAGCCCGCCATCCAGCTAGCCGTGTTCGCCTTGAAGCCGGTCCTGGCACCGAACACCTGCACCGAGCCGATCTTCGTTCCGTCCGCACGGTCCACCAGTTCAAAACCAACGCCGGGGCGGCGATCTTTGCGAGGGTCATAGGTCTCGCCCTCGGCTGGCGCGCCAAGGTAACCTTGCGTCACGTAGGGGAAGAAGCGCAAGCGATCAAAGAAGGACGTATCGTAAGACCCGTTGAACCGGAAGCCGTTCTTCCCGTCGACATAGACGCGATCGACGATCAGGCGGCTGGCTCCGTTTGGGCCTCGGTCCAGGAGCGTGCGGACGGGATACTCAAAGCCCAGGACCATACAGTCGCGAACCACCTGATCGTTGCCGTAGGCGAGCACGATCCCGTTCCCGGTCCAGGTGGAGAAGTCACCTTGATCCGCGTTGAAGACCAATCCGTCACGATAGATCAACAGACCTTCGGCTTGACTGCCGTTGCTCAGGAGGATTTCGGCGCCGCTGGCCAGGATGATTTGAGATGACAGCTGCGTGTAGTCGTACCCTGGGATGCCTGAAGCGTCATTGGGGTTGAATGAGCCGACGATGGACTGCTTGACGTTCAGGTGGATGTCGTCTGCGAGTTTAATCTTTGCAGTCCGAGGCACGACGAGCTTGCAGCCGCTGAGCGAGGTGGACGCCAAAAGCTGGCTCACAATTGCCGAGCTATCAGTGGCCCCCGTTACGTCGACGCCAGTGGCGGCGTTGAGCACGATCGTGTTGTCACTGATAGAATCGATCAAAGCGGAAAGATCGGTCACCTCGCTCTGAATGGCGTCGGCTTCTTCTGTCGCCTCCGCCAAAGAGATGTTGATCGACGCCACAGCAGCGTTCGTCGACGCCACGGCCGCGTTCGTCGAGGCCACAGCGGAGTGGATGGGCGCGAGGTCGCCCAACGTGGCGATGACGTCGCTCATGTCAGCGTCCTCTGCCTCGTGATCTGGCCCTGAGGATTGCGCATTGTCAGGAGCACGTTGTCTCGGCGAAGCTCGATCTCAACCGCTGGGACCTTGTCTGGACCTGGCCAGCGAACCCCGAGGAATGCCTTGTCGGGCAGCAACCGGGTGAAGGAGTCCTTGACCGTCATTTCGGCCTCCTCCTTCTTAACGACGGCGGTGTAGTCGCCGTACTTGATGCGGTTCTCTTCGAGGTCCTGCGACGGCGCCTCGAACTGATCGGTGAAGCCGCTGCGCAGCAGTACCGCTTTGCGCGGATCACCCGGCGAGCCCAGCAGCGTGACGACCTGGCCGACGGTGAGCGGCGCCCACGACAGGAGATCGCCCCCGGCCTCCGGGTGAGGCAGCCACGGCGACAGCTTCGGTTCTCCCTGGTCGTCGGCGCCGAGGTTGACGCGATAGCCTTTGGCGGCATCGACCTCGGCGACGGTGCCGGTGCGGATCATGTTGGCCTGCACGCGGCGCAGCTCCGCGATCTCGCGACGGACCTCGATCAACAGTTCGGTCAGGACGTCGATGTCGGAGGCGCTCAATCGTCGTCCTCCTCTTCGGCCTCCGCGATGACCTCGAGGTGGTCGCCGTCGCTTTCCAGTGTGGCGGCGTCGGCCGGTTCCTCTCCGGGCAGCAGCGGCGTCGCCGCCAGCGCCTCGGCGGCGTCGGTGGAGAGGCCGAGCTCGATCTGCAGGGCGCGCCAGTCGGGGACCGGCGTGCCGACGATGATCTTTTCCAGAAGGTCGCCGTAGCGCCGCAGCGGGTCGTCGGCGGGGGTAGCGCGGAGGGCCGCAATCAGCCGACCGAAAGCGTCACCTGGCGCCGGCGCCGTTCCAAGTTCCGGCTCGGCGAGCGGGCTGTACGTGATCACGATCTGCCGGGCCGCAAAGCGGGTGCCCTTCTCCCAACCGGCGCCGCGCTTCACGGTGAGCTTCAGGGGCTTGCTCGCAATCAGGCGGAACAGCTCTGCCCAGACCGATGTGTCGGCCTGCATGACGGCGAAGATCTGCCGGGCGATGAGGTCGACCGACATCTCGAGCCCTTCGTCGCTAGCCGCGACGACGACTTCGATGGTGTCGTCTTCGTTCTCGACCTGCACCCGGACGCCCTGCGCCACGGCGATCTCGATGACGAGGTCTAGCTCGCGGTCCGTGGCCAGGTACTGGAAACCTTCGAGCTTGGCCTCCTGTTGGTCGGTCGCGATCGCGACGACCTGTCGGGTCTCGCCCTCCTCTAGAAGGGCGTCGAGGTCGCCGACGTTGCTGTCGTAGATGCCGTTGCCAGCCAGGGTCTGCCCTCGCAGCGCCCGGCAGAGCGTGAGGCGCATCGCGAGCGCGACGAGGCTCATACGGGATCGTCCTTGGACAGGATCAGGGTGATGTCGCCGAGGTCGGTCGGGACCGCCTTCTGGACAGCCCACTGCTTGTCGCGCAGAACGACGGCGTCACCGCGAACGGGCTTCCAGCCCAGGGCGCGGACTGCATCGGCCGACAGCCACAGCCTGGTCTCGACCGTCGCGAATTGCGTCAGGCCGCGGGGATCACCGCCACGGCGCGCGCCTTCCAGGGCCTCGGACGCCGGCGCCTGGATGAAGACGCCGGTGACAGTCCTCTCGTCGCGGGCGACATCGGCGCCGTACCTGCCGTGCAGTTCCTTGACGCGAGGCAGGAGTTGGACGGGCTCGGCGGCATAGTCTTCCATGTCGGCGAAGAGCTGCGCCGCATCATCGTCGAACGCCGCCACGCGCCATCACTCCTTGGCGCGACGCTTCTTCGGCTTCTCGCCGTCGGGGGCAACCTCGGTGCCGCCGAAGCGGGCGAGGATCCGGTCGGCGACATCGACCGGCAGCGTTACCGGCTCCCCGGGCGCACGCTCGGCCCTGACACCATTGGCGTCAGGACCAATCAGCGTGACCGTGGTCGTGATGGTCTTCGTCACGATCACTCGCCGCCGTCATGCACCGTGGCGCAGAACGACGCCTCGACGCGCGCCGGCACCGGCAGCGGAGCCGACTGCGTCATGACCAGAGCAACCGAAGGGTCCTGCTCCTCCCACATCTTGGGGAAGCGATCCATCGCCTGCAGGGCGCCGACGTCCTGGATGGCGCCGTAACAGGCGTAACCCTCGATGCCGACCGAGCCCATCAGCACGGTGTAGTCCGGCATCATCTTCTGGGTGGCGCCGGCATCATCCTTGTAGAGCTGCTGGTACTGCCAGAATTCGAACTGGCCGATGCCGCCGATGCGAACCGCCTCGACGCCCTGGGCGCCGGTGACGGCGCCAGCGAGCTGCATCTGCCCGTCGACCTGGCGGCGGTTGTCCAGGATCTCCCGAAGGTTGTCGTCCTCCAGCAGCAATCCAGCCGCCAGCGGGTCCATGACGACGATGTTGGGGTGCGCGCCGGCGTTGTCATGAACGCGCTGCGCCCAGGTCTTGATGTTGGCCAAGGGCGAGACGTTGTTGCTGCCCCAGCGCTCGGTGGTGAGCAGCGCTACGGTGTGGTTGTTCGGCCGGCTGAAGTTGACCTCCATCTTGGGGAATTCCGGCGATTCCACGACGACCTTGCCCGTGCGCATGATCTCGATCGCCATCAGCTCCTCGCGTCGCGCGATCTGAGCATCCTGGTCCTCAAGTTCCTGGATCAGGATCCGGTCGAGGCGTTCCGCTGGCGACATCTCGCCGGCGATCCGCTCGCCAGGGCGGCGCTTCAGCGCGGATCCCGGGTTCACCGCCGCCTTCGGCTTCACGTATGCCGGACGGAAGGAATTCGCGACCGAACCCCGGACGGCCTGCGCGCGCCCCGCCACCATCGGCGAGACATACGGCGCGATCTTTCGCGAGGACGAGATCTTGTCGAACATGATCTCCTCCGTGTCGAAGGTGATCGTGGCCGTCGAGAAGAAGCGGTCGAAGATGAAGCGGCGCGGGCGATCGAGGGCCTCGATCATCCCGAGCAGGGTCATGGTGTCGTAAAGGTTCATGATGGACTCCAGAGAGATGAGCGAAGCCGTCCCGCCGGGGATGCCGGCGGGTGACGGTCTGCGCAGTCGTGGTTGACGGGAGGGTTACGGCAGCGTGCGGAGGGCGATCGGCGCGCCAGCCTTGCGGAACGCGCTCTCGACGCTGGCCGCGGTGTGGCCGGTGCCGATGGTGCACTTCGCGGCGTTAAACTCGCCGCTGAAGAATGCCGTCGTCGACTTGTCGCTCTCCGAGGCATCGCAATCGATCGCCAGAATGGCGACCGGCACCTGCGAGCCATCGACCGCGGCAGCAAGTGACAGCGCGTACTTGTCGACCGCATCGACGGTGATGTCGAAGCCGTCGCCCAGGGCAAAGTCGGTGCCAACGTCTGCGATGACGAACTTGATGTCGTTATCGAAGGTGGCTCCGACCAGAACGTTGCTGCCGATGACGTTGCCATCCGGATCCCTGATCTCGAAGGTTCCACCGTTGGAGCCTGGCGCAAGGATGCAGCGCGCGGTGTAGACGCCGGGCTTGGCGCCCACGCCGACCGGGTTCGTCGCATCTACGGTGAGCGAGCCGCCGCCGGTGTTGCCGCCGGCCTTGGCGGCGACGCTGGCTTCGAGCTCGACAGCGGCACGGCCCAACACGGCGCCGCGGGTGAGGTTCTGGCCGTCAAGCAGGGTGATCTTGCGCTGAAGCAGCGGGTAGTCACCGGCGATGAGGCCGTTTGGATCGTAGGTAGCGCTTTCCATGGCGTGTTGCCTCTAGGAACTGATGGGAGGGATTTGCTTCAGGTTGGCGGGGCCTAGGCGGCTTCCTGCTTGCCCTTGGCGCGCAGCGCGATCTGGCGGCCGCGCTCGTACGCGGACTGCTTCTTGTTGCCGTCGTCCTTGTCGCCGCCGTTGTCGGCGCCGACGCCCGGGTTCTTGTCCCGGAGCGCATCGTCGAGGCGATCCTTCTTGGGTGCCTCGGCCGCAACCTTCGGCGCCTTGCCAAGCAGCGCCACGGCCTGGTCGGCAGGCATGTCGGTCTTGAAAGCGAGATGCTGCGCCATGTCGCCGCGATCCTTGGCCTCGGCAGAGGTCAGGATCGCCTCCACGCGAGCCCGCTCACCCGAGGCACCGGTCGCGTGACCTTCCTTGACGCCCTCGGCGTGACCCGCCGTGCGGCCTTCCGCCCGACCCTCGTCGCGCGCGGCATTGATTGCGGCGGCCTGATCGGTCGCCGTGGTGTCCTTCGACATTTCATCTTCTCCGTCTGAGGGGGAGGACAATTCGGCGGCGAATGCCGCCACGGCGCCGTCAAGCGAACCGATCGAATCGGCGAGCCCGTTCGACACTGCATCCGGAGCCCCGTAGGTCAGCGCTTCGGTGTCCCGAACCGCTTGCTCGTCGAGGTTCCGATTTCGCGCCACAGAGGCGACGAAAATTCCATAGACGTCGTCGATGCGCGCCTGAATGCGAGCCTTGGCATCGTCCGACAGTGCCTGATAGGGCCAGGCATCGACCTTATGCTTGCCGGCATAGATCAGCGTCATCTTCCAGCCGGCTTCGTCGAGGGCCTTCGAGACGTCGACGTGCATGGTGACGACGCCGATCGAGCCGACGCCGCCGGTGCGGGAAACCGCGACGTGATCGGCGGCCGAGGCGACCGCATAGCCGGCCGAGTAAGCGGCCTCATGTGCGAAGGCGCGCACCGGCTTCGTGCCACGCGCCGCGACCATCTTGTCGACCAGCTCGAAGCAGCCGGCAACCATGCCACCGGGCGTGTCGCACATCAGGGCAATGGCGCGGACGCCGATGTCGGCCAGGCCGCGCTGGAAGGCGCGCCAGATGTAGGCGTAGCCCGTCGCCCAGGAGCCGAGCGCCCAGGGGAAGTCGTGCAGGAGAACACCCTTCACCGGGATCTGCAGGATGCCGTCCTTCACGACGTATGGGCGATAGGCCGAGCGCCAGTCGTCGGCCGGAAACCAGAAGCCGTCGTCGCTGCCCGCGGCGACAGCCGAGAGATCTCCGAAATGCTTGTGCGCCGCAGCGCCCTCGATGCAGGCGCGGAACCAGTCGTCGCGGCCAGGCATGACAAGGGCCGGCTCCGAGGCGAAGCGCGCGAGAAGCGGGTTATGCATCTGCAGTCTCCCTCGCTTCCTCTTCTTCGTCGGGCCCTGGCGCTACGGCGCCGGCCGCGGTCCGCTCTCGATGCGGCAGCGGCAGGCCAAGCTCGCGGGCCCGCTCGTTTTCCTCGGCCTTCTGCTCGAGCTGTTCGTCCCAGTCCTTGCCCTGCTCTGCCGCCTCGTCTTCCAGCGTCGAGACCGTGAGCAGGCGCTCCGTCGCCGCCTTGGCTTCCTTCAGCGGGTCAACCCAGCCGCGGCCGGCGCCGATCCAGCGGCAGCGGGTCCAAGCGACCTGATTGTCGTAGTAGTCGTCCGGCGAACAGTCCGGGATGCGGCCACGGTCGACGGCCTCTTCGAACCAGAGCTCGTAGACGATCTGCGCCCAGTGGTTGGCGACGAAGTCACGGATCGACAGGAAGTAGCGCCAGGCCTCGAGCAGCGCCGCACGTGCCGAGCTGTAATTGGTCTTCGAGAAGTCCCGGAAGATCAGCTCATACGGCATGTTGAGCCCGGTCGCGATGTGCCGCAGCATCACTGTCGTGAAGGCGTCCAGCGCCGAGGGCTGCCGCGACGGCGCGAACTGCTTGAGCTGGGTGCCCGGCGGCAGCGGGATCATCGCGCCGCCCTTCATCATCAGGCCCCACTCGGCGATCGATTGCTGATAGGCAGCCATCGGATCGCTCTCACTGCCGAACAGCTCGGCGATGGCCTGCTGGTCCATCGGTGATTCGAGGGCTGCAAACACCAGCGAATCCAGCACGGCTTGGCGAAGCTGTTCGCGGTGGTAGTGGTCAAGCATCTTGAACTGGCGCGCCACCGCGGTGACGATCGGCTTCCCCCTGCTCTGCCCGAAACGATCTGGCTCGAAAACGTGGATCACCCGCGTGCGACCCCAGCGATGGTAGGCCGGCACGCGCTCCCACTGATTGACGTCGCCGCTCCTGATCCGCCAGCCGTCGCCCGGATGCGCCTTGCGGATGTGGTAAGCCATCGGCGCGCCGGTACCTGCATTGATCTCGACGCCGCCGCGCATCGTGGGGCCGTCGCGCATGCCGCGGGGAGTGGACAGCCGGGCCGGATCGACGAACAGGATGCGGGTCCGCCAGCGCGAATCGTCCGACCTCCACATCGGCAGCGCCAGCGCCTCACCGGGTGATGCCATGCTGCGCACGACGAGCCGGGTGGCGTCGTGAAAGGTGTGGCGAAGGCTGGCATCGAACCACACCGTGTTGGCGAAGGTCTCCCATTCGGCGGCGACGCGGGCCGACCATTGCTTCGCCCACTTCACGTCGCGGCCCAGAATGATGCGACTCGGGGTCGGCTTGCAGATGAAACGCGGGCCGATGACGTTGTCGACAAACGTCCGCTCGGCGCCGGCGGCGATGCCGTTGTTCCGGGCGAGATCGTCCACCCGGCCAGCAATGGTATCGATCTCGCCGAGCAGCGCGGCATCCGGTGACAGCCGCGCCGACCGCCAGCTCATCATGTCGCGCGCCATGCGCGACGCTGCGTGATGCGCGGTCTCGACCTCCGGCGCCGCGGCGGCGAGCGAACGGGACACAGCCGGCACCCTGACGCGCGGCTTCACTTCGGCGGCAACCATCGACGATCAGAACCCCATCTGGAAGGGACCGCGGCGAACCGGAGTGCCCTCAAGCGCCGCGACCTGTCGCTTGAGATCGCCGACGTAGGCTTCCAGGTCAGCGCGGTTGGCGGCGGTGTACTTCGAACCGCCCTTGCCCTCGACGTCGATCTCGACGATCAGTTTGCCGACGGTGAGCTTGTGCAGGGCGAGCTCGGCCTCGGCGAGGCGAAACCGCAGGGTCGGCAGGTCAGCCATCGGTGCGGGCCTCACAGGTAGGGGTCGTCAACGGAAACTATGCGAGGCCGCAGTGGCTTGGCGGGCTTTGCCGCTGGAGTCGGGGCAGGTTTTCGTTGCGTCGGCGCCGCGTCTGGCGCCTCGGATTGGGTTCGTGCCATCTGCGTGCTGCGCCATCGATCGATGCCGGAGAACTTCGCGGCGGCGAAGGCCAAGGACTCGCAGTCGAGATAATCGTGCGATCGGCCGCGCGGCACCCAGATGTACCCGCCGCCGGGCTTCCTGGTCCGCGCTTCATTGACGACCTGCCGGCAATACTCCTCGTCGACTTCGTCGTGCAGGTGCCAGCCGCCGGGCTGAGCTACTGGCCAGCGAATGCGGGCGTGCACCCACTCCTTCAGGAAGTCGGTGTCGAGGTTGACCAGCTCGAGGCCGAACTTTGCCCGGCCGCGCGTCGTGACTTCTATCTTCGATGCGGAGATCGGCTGCTTCCGCTTCGCCCAACCTTTGGTGGCGCGAACACTGAATGTGTGGCGCCGACAGAAGTCATAGACCTTGTGGATGTCGCCCATGCTGGGCTTGTCCGGCCGGAAGCCGGAATCGATGAACGCCATCCGGATTCGCTTGCCGGCATAGTCGGCGTTGAGCACCTGATCCCACAGGTCGACCCAGACATCGTCAAGACGGGTGTCGCCGTAGAGCTGCCCGTGCCGGATCAGCCATGACTCCTGACGCTCCCCCCAACCACGGACGACGAAGACTAGGCGATTGCCTTGCGTGTCGACGCCGGCGGTGATCAGCCTGACGCCCTCGGGCACGTCGCCCATGGCGTATGGTTGCCTCTGAGCGCGGACCTCGTGCCACTCCGGCACGTCACCCGACATCGGCGCCCAGATCTCGCCGAAGCCGGCGTTGATGACGGTCTGGACTTTCTCGGGATCGCCGCTCTGTGTGGCCTCGACATAGGCTGCGGCGCGATCGCCGAACGACCGGAACGGCGAGCAGAGCCCGGACACCCAGAACGATGCGGTGTCACTTGTCGGCGGCTCGCCGACAACGACGTCGTCATCCGTCACGGTCTGGCCGGGCGCCATGTATCGCCCGGTCGCGTTCATCTCCGCCTTGCCGGCTTCCTCAAGGATGCAGCCGTTGCTGGGGCAGACGATCACCGCCGTCGCCTTGGCTTGTGCTGGCGTCGCGCTGTCGTCGTCCTGGCCGTCCCACCTCAAGCAAGAGAACCGCGGCACGAAGCGTTCACGGCAGGTCGGGCAGCGCCAGGTCCAGTGGTAGCGAGTGCCCTGCTGCCAGAATTTCCAGATCGTCGAATCGATGTCCTCGGCGGCCTGGATCTTCCAGAACTCGAGGCCCGAGGCCTCGTCGCGCTCGGTCTCCTTCATGCCGCGGCTCGGCGTCGACACCATCGCATGGACGAAGTCCTCGTAGGTGTCGCCGCGCGCGTCGACCAGGCCGACCGGGTCGCCCTGCCCCTTCACGTTCGCCATGAGTTCGTCGGCTTCGTCGGTGATGGCGAGCCCAGCAGGATCCGACTTCAGCGCGGTCGATGACCCGGCGTGCGCCAGGCGCAGCGGGACGCCGGCGACGAGCTTGCGGGTCTTGGTCATCCGCTTGCCGCGGGCAACCTTTCCGCTCAGCACCGGCGCCTCGTCGAGGAGCGCCATCAGGCGGGGCTCGAACTGCTCCTGAAGGAACTGGCGATTCGGGCCGACGTAGAGGATGGGCACCGGGCGCTGGTCGAGACGTTGGCCGAGTACATCGCAGAGAGTTTCCGTCTTCCCGCCCTGAGCCATCATCGCCAGCACGACGCGGCGAAAACGACGCGAGGCCACCGCTCTACCGAAATCGATCGTGTACGGCGTCAGCGACGGATCGCGTGGACCAGGTCGGCCAGAAGTCGGCGGATAGGTTCGGTTCTTCGCGCCCCACTCGTCAGGCGTCGTCTCCAGCGTCGGCCTCAGCAGCCGCGCCAGCATCGCCAGGGTCTCGCGCCGCTTGCTCGAAACGATCAGCGCATTGCCGGAGGACGTCATCGATCTCCTGCTCGATCTTCCGGCGCAAGCTCATGTCGCGGGTCAGGCGTGCCGGGATACCGGCAAGGCCGGCTTTCAAGGCGCCGAAGCACTCGGCGAACAGATCCATGTGCTCGGTGAGATCGACAACGCGCCCCTCGCGCTCAGCAACCTTGAGGTCGATCTCTCGGGCGCGGGCATCCTGCACCCGGCTGGCCGAGGCCGTCTTGGAGCTGCGCCGATCGTCGTCGTTCCTGAAACGCAAGTAGCCCAGCACGGCAGTCTCAATGACGATGCGATCGCGCCCCGCCTTCTCGATGTAGCCCTCGGCGATCAGCTGCCGAACCCGGACCGACGTCAGGTCGCCCAAGAGCTTTGCCGCACGCGCCGTCGAGATCACGGCACGACAGGGGTCGGCCGGTGCCTTCCTCGGCTTCGCCGCCATTGGCCCTCACGAAAGGAAAACGGAAAAACGAAAGGTCGAAAAACATTCAAAAGACGCGGGCAGCGCCGCCCGCATGGAAAAAAAGCGCCGGAAGGACCCAAGCGCCTTTGGATAATAATGTTGCCGCCGCATCGCACCATCTTGGGTTGCCCCATGGTGCACCGCACTACCCACCAGACCTAGGCCTTGGAGAATCCCCTCGCCCGACCCAGCTGCATCTGCCCGCCCAGCACCAAGCCGAGCAAACGCCCTACCTCGTCGACCACCTTCGGCCCGATGGTCTCGAACTCGGATCGGCTCTGCGCCTTCACGATCTCACGCGCCAGGTTCGGACCGAACACTGGCTTCAACGGGAAGCGCTTGTCGGTGCTGCGCACGAAGACACGCTTGCCGTATCTCGAGATTGAGAACGCACCAGGGAATTCACGCCTCGTGCTCCATGGTGCAGCGCTAACCGTCTGCAGCATTCGGATCTGGCCCATGGCCGAACCCTCGTGCCACTTCACCTTGAGCCCGAACATGCTGATGTTCGTCTCGCCGGCCTTGGCCTCCAGCGTGTACTGCAGCCGGCCTGGCCCTGCTCTCACGGTACGCATCGCCTTGCCGATCTGATGCGACCTGATGCCGGTCTGCTCCATCAGGGCACGACGCACACGGGTGCGGCCCTTGTTGCCCTCGGTGTTCAGCGCCATCGACATCAGGCGCGGTGCGTCACCTGCACCGAGCGAGCCGACCTGGTTGCCGAAGCGTGCCATGACCTGGTCGCCGGGCTTGATCTCGACCTTCATGGGCTGGCTCCGATCATCTCTCCCAAAGAGATTTTCTCACCCAAAGCAATTTCCCGGCCCAAAGGTATTTCGCCGCTTCGGCTAGGCGGAGGCTGGCTCGTGATGCAACGTTTCTGTGCCCAGGCTGCCCTCAACATGACCAGCTCGGGTCGGCCCCCTTCAGATTTTGTCCCAAGCTTCCTGAAGGGGGTCGCTTCCAACGCCGCCAATGAAAACGCCCGCTCCGGCGAGTGCCGTGCGGGCGTAGTTTCCAACAAGCGCATATATGGGGTCTTAACCCTGCAGGGTGTCAATAGCGAAAATGCGCTGCGAGAGTATCCAGGCCAAGCCGCAAGAACGCCATGCCTACCGTAGCACAATCCCTTGCGGGCGTGCGTTTTGTGGCTGCCCAGTCGCTCGCTGATTTGTCCCAGATGACGACATCGACCAACACCGGAAAACCCAGCCCACCGACGATTCGCCGACAATCCTCCCAGTCGGCGACCGCGTCGGTCCTCCCGATCATCTTCCGGTCGGGGTCCAATATGCCCCTGACGTGGTCGGGCGAGTAGCCGGCGATCATGCTCGGGTCACGGCCGGTCTCGCGCCAGATCCGCCACAAGCGATCGCCTGCGCGCCACTGGCGCTTCGTCAGCAACCCCTGCGCCTTGTAGCGGTCGATCATCCGCTGCGTCGTGATGCGCCTCGGGAAGGCCGAGTCCTTCGGCAGGTCTTTGCCCAAGGACTTGGGCGCCGTCTCGACCTGGTGTCCCTTCGCCACCGCGTAGGGCGAGATATCGAAGTTGCCCGAGACATCGGCGCCAGGATCGCGCATGCGCTTGGCGTCGCGGTAGGTGATTGCTGCCTGCAGGTCTCGCTGACGCCGATCCCAATCCAGCTGCGCTTTGATCGTTGGCTCGACGTGCGCGCCCATCCACGGCTCGGCTATGTCCGCGAACACCGGCCGCGCACCAAGCGCCGCGAGCTGCTGTTCAAGCGTGAGGGCAACTTTGCGCTGCTTGTTCTTCCTGCTCAATCCAGGCTCCGTCGTTGCGTTCCGGCGGTGTGAGGGGTAGAACCGCCAGGTCTTTTATTGCCAACAAAGCCTTTCGGCCCCGGTTTTCCGGGGCTTTTTTTGTTCGAATAGTTAAGGGTGAGCGGTCGGCACCGGTTCGCCGGCCGTTTCGGACAAGGCTGAAAAGACCTCCCGCTCACCCCCGTTCGCCGGTCGGCACCGAGGCGATGGCCATGGCGTCGGGCGCTACTGGCTTGACCTTCCGGCGAATAGGTTTGGAGGCGGGCAGAGGTGCTGTGGCCTTCTCAGGCAAGACGGCATCGACCCGCCTCCACGCGACCCAGAGGTCGCGAATGAGATACTTCGTCATCACCCGCAGCGCATCCATGTGTGAGTGCGCCTTGGTCCAGTCCTCGTGTGCGATCGCCGTTGCCTCACGCCGCCTGTCGTAGATCGCTCGATATGGTCCCTGCGCCACCGACTGCGCCCGGAACAACGGTTCGGAGATGACGGCATAGACCTCAGCGCGTCGCCGTGGCGAGTATCCCGCAGCGGTCCAGTCCTCTGCGCTCAGGCCTCCCTTCATGCGCCACGTGGAGTAAGCCTTGCCGCCGTGCGGGGCGAGCCCGAGCCTCTTCCACAGGTGTCCCTTCTTCGGATACTTCGCGAGATCGCCGACTTCCGCCACGATGACAGCCAGGCCCAACTCGCCAAGGCCGTGCACACCCTTCGCCCATGCGTAGACCGGCAGTTTTCGCGCCGCCTTCTTCATCTCCAGCTCGACCTTGTGCCGTGCCTTCCGGCAGGGATCGATAGCCGCCGATACCACGACAAGGTCGGGCGCCAGCGCGCCGAACACTTCGGCGTCTACCTCCTTCTGCTGCTTTCCGGCGAGCGCTGCTGTCACGATGCCGCCGGCTCGCTTGTTCACCCTGTCGCGCCCACCCTCCTCTTCGTCGAAGCGCCAGCCCAGCGCCCGACGAACGAGGGCCTTCACGCTGTTCGTCTGCTTGTTCACGACGCCTATGTAGAACTTTCGGCGGACCTGTAGTTCGGCAAGTTGATCGATGAGCGGCGAGGCGGGCACTGGATTTTCGGCCTTGTCGGCACCCACCCTCTGGCCCGCCTCGCCGCTCGCAGATGCGGGCACATCCGACATAGCCCGTCCGGCCGCCTGGATTAGGCCCGCTCTGCGTTTACGTGGCGACGACGATGGCACGACGGCATCGGCCTTCTCGGCAAACGTAGGCAGACCATCGTCGTCGCGTGCCGAGGGAGCACCATTTCTGGCATGGCCCTCAGTTTTTCCGTTGGTGGGCAGCACGTCGGGCACTTCGTGCACGGCTTGGGGCGCATTACGCATCCGGCCCTCCGCGCTGCTTTCGGCTGGCGACGAAGCGGGCTTGCGCCACTTTCTCCTCGGCACGCACGCTCTGACCCGCCTCGTCACTATCTCTCTGTTCAAATCGCATTGATCTTCTCCGCGTCCGCGATGAACGATTTCAGTTGCCCCTCGTTCACGATGACATCGAGCGTCGCCGACGGATTCGGCGGGATGGCGTGGTTGTGAACGGCGAGCAGGACGTATGCGTGACGGCGATATCTCGTCGCCAATGTCGGGCATTCACTCCAGCGGACCTCGCGCAACCGGCGGCCGTCGGGAAGGACGTGGCTGTCGAACAGCGACTTCGCGATGGTCGGTTGGACCGACGCGATGGCGCTCAGGCCGCGCTTGGCGTGGCCGGGCATGGGGCGGGGCGACGGTGAGGGCAAAGCGGTTCTGGTCTCACCGACATCGCCAGTTCGGCCCTCACCGGGCCCCGCTTGTCGTGATGGCGAAGAAGGCAAGCTGCCAGCAGCCTTGCCGGCAAACATGGTACGGCCCTCTTCGCCATCGTTCGGTGGAGAGGCGTCGGCACTGACGATCTGGCCGGGCGTGGCGCCGCATGTTTGGCCTCCGCCTCCCCGTCTCTCGGCAGCATCGATCACCGTGTGTGCGCGCTCGATCGTGCCGCCATTGTTCAAGAACTTCGCCACCGCGATAGAGAACTCGACCTCGTTGCGGTCGACGCCCTTCTTCGCGAATGCGGTTGCAAGCGCCGTCATGCTTCGCCTCCAAAGAAATTCTTCGCCAACCCCTCGACGATCGCGCGCTCGAAGGGCTTCATCCGCTGGAGCATCTTGCGCGTGAAGACGAAGATGCCCTCGCGGTAGGCCTTGCGAGCCAGCCTCTCGACCTCTTCCTCGCTCGCGACGGTCGTCCCGACGCATTGCCCTAGCGGGCTGGGCGTGTCGCTCCGCCTCGGGACGTCGTGCACGCGGTAATGTTTGTGGTTGAGCCGATCAGTCACTGGTCGACCTCGTGATTCTCATCCCGCCATACCGTCCGGCTGATACCTCCGTGGAGCGTGAATGCGCCATCGGATGGCGTTACGCCCAGTTGGGGCCTCGCCCACCAATAGGGGCCGTAGGCGCGCATCTCGGCGACACGCAGTCGCCAAATGTGAGCGGTCTCGGCGCCGTTGTGCGGGTTGACGCCAGGGTTGAAATGAAGGCGTTTGCAAGCCTCGATGAACACATCGAGCTGTGCGGCGATGACGATGTGCTCCGTGGTCCCGCCGTTCTTCCAATCGAGGCTGACGATGCGAAGGTCTGCCGCATTCACACGATCAACCGAGGCGCCGCCGAGGCGATTGGCATCGTCGGCCGAAACGAGGTCGCGCGCGGGCGCCCTGGCGAGGTCGTCTATGTCACCCTTTGCGACGCTCATGCTGCCCCTCCCTCGGGAATGTCCGTGACGACGTCGGGCGGCCTCGGCGCCAGCGCATCGGCCTGCTGATCGAGCTGATCGGCGTAGACGTCTCGCCCCTGCGATCGATGCTGTCGCGCCATGGCGCGCCTCAGCGCCGCCGCACTCGCCACGGTCGCCGATGCCGCGGCGATGCCAGCCGAGGCAAACGTGCCCACCCTGGTCGGTGGATCGAGCGGTTCCGGCTCCGGTGGAGCGGGCGGGAGTCCAGCGGCGTAGTCGAATGTCGCCCACTCCTCGACGGCACGATGGTCGTTCACCGCAGCGATGCGCTCGTCCTCAGCGAGCACCGCAAGCTCCCGTCTCGTCTTCGCCGCCTTGTCGAGGTTGTAGAGCTGCGAACCCAGCCGCTCCTGCCAGCTCAGCATCGACAGCAGTCGGACGTGAAGCGGCTCCTCCTTGAACGCCGGCGGTGTCGGCTTCACCGGTCTCGCCTGGAGCTCGATGAGCCAGTCGACGCGCCGAGCCTCGCGCTGCCGGCGCTCCAGCACCGGCGTCGCGTGCCGCGTGATCTCGAACACCTTCGGGAAGAACTGGCTGCCACCGCGGACATGCGCATCACATGCCGATCGCAGGATGTCGGCCGGGTAGTCGCGCAGATGCCTGGCGTATTCGTTGACGGTGTTCGAGAGCCAGATGTCGGGCGTGATCTTCTCGGGCAGATTGTCGAGGTTCTCGATCGCCTGCGTCAGCAGCATCGGCATCAAGGCCTCGGCAACACCGGCATCGCCACACGGCTTCAGCATGTGCTCAAGCGCCCTCTTCGCGATCGACAGTTGGTCCTTGTCCAGCGTCCAGGACGGTGGCTTCCACTTCCCGGGCGTCATCGCCCTCTTCCCCTCGATCTCGATCTCCACCTCCGGCGGATCCTTGATCACGGAGGCGACTGAGTGCGGCACCGAAGGCGGCCCGGTTTCGGGCTTGGCTGCCGCCGCTGCCTTGGGTCGAGCCGGTACGATGCGAGCCATTGATGCCGCGCTCCTCGATCTTGGTTTTCAGGATCCAGCCGATGAAGGCCTCGTCCCAATTGTGGGAATGGGCGTTGTCGCCGAGCTTTCGGGAGACGAAGCCCTGGGTCTCGAGCTTCATCCTGCCCGGCTGGATGTCGGGACGAAGCTTGCGCGCTCGCTCGAGCAGGGCCTCGCTTGGTCCCCAGTCAGGCGGTAGCGGCTGCGCGCGCCCCTGAGAGGGAGAGTCTTCTTCTTCTCTCCCTTCTCTCTCCCTTCCCTCTCCCTTAAGAGCGTTTTCCGGTGGAATTCCGCCGGACGTCCGCTGGAAATCTGCGGACCGGTCCCGGAATTCCTGCGGCGGTGCGCTGGACGGCTTCACCGGCTCTTTAGGAATATCAAGGGGTTGAAGCTTCTGCTTGGCGCGCCGGAGGTTCTCCTTGCGGATGCGGTCACATTCTCGCCGCCATCGCTCCATGACGCGGCCGAACCACGAGTCCATGACCTTCTCGGCCACGACGGGGTGGTAGAGCCGACCGTCGGCGCATTTGACCCAACCGCGTAAAACGTCGGCCTTCACCCTCGACCACTTGTCCGGCGGACACATCGCGGCATCGGCGAGCACGTCGTCGTCGTCTTCGAGGCTGCCGGCCGGCCTCTCGTGCCAGGACGCGGTCCACAAGTTGAGCATGTAAAAGGCGAGCTCGGGTCGTCGCTTGCAGATCAACCAAGCCTTTGAACGACGCAATCGGGCGACCTCGAGCGGCATGAACTTGAAGTCGGTCAGGTCGGCGTCGGCAGGCACAAGTGGCGCCGGGAGGTCGTCCATCACATACCCTCGATATCGCTGGAGACGTCCGCCGGAATTCCGGCGGAAAGCGCAGGACGTCCGGCGGAAATCCCTTGGACGTCCGCCGCCCGTCCAAACTTGAGGTCGGTCGCTCGCTTACTCACAACCACCTCCAGATCTGCCGATCGACGATCCGCCGTATCGTCTTTGGCGTGACGCCGAAGGCGCGCGCCGTCCTGGCCATCGCCGGCCGCTGCCACCTCGGCACGCTGTCATCGTGCAGTGCGCGGATGGCCAACACGTCCCACGTCGTGAGCTTCGCCCGGCCGTGGTCTTCGCCCATGGCCATCATGTCGACGCCCCTTCCTTGAACCAGATGATCTTCCCGCTGCGGGTCACGCCGCCGAACTTCCAGCCGGCCTTGAAGAAGCAGAAGCCCCAGACCGGCAGCCCGCGGACCATGGTGGCTTTGACCTTCGTGGGGTCGACGTAGGTATAGAAGCGCTCGCCAGGCCACCGCTGCCGTGCTGGATGTTCGGCCTCGAGCACGAGCTCATGTGCCAGGAGATCACCGCCCTCACGACGGAAGATCGCGCAGTTGATGCCCTCCTGCTTCGGGATGGCGTCGTCGATGAAGCGCCTCCAAGCGAACAGCGCCTGCCCGTCGTGGCGCATGAGCACCATCTTCTCGCCCGGGCCCAGGAACAGCTTGGGCTTGCGGCCGTCGGCGTAGGCGTAGCGGCTATAGTGGCGGTCGAAGATGGCGCGACACGACGGATCGCCGTCGCGCATCTCCATCCAGCCGGCGCCGATCAGGAAGGGCTGCACTGCGCCATTCATGCCTACTCGGCCTCCATCGTCGGCCTATGCAGCAGGTGCACCTGCGCCGATTCGAGTATCACGCAGCCCATCCGTCGCCATCGCGGCGGTGTGCATCCATGTGCTCGGATTGGGATGCAAATACCTCGATATTTTCGGGGTGGTTGTCAGTCTTGACGCGGTTTCTGTGGTGGACGACCTCACCAGGCAGCAACGGCCGTCCTAGTACTTGTTCTGCAACTAACCGGTGTTCCAAGACGTAGCCGCGAATATCGGCAGCCGGGTGTTCGGGCTTGTGGATCAAGACGTACCCGCCCGACGAGAGAACTCGTCCCTCGATATAGGCGGGATTGTTGGATCCGCGTTGCGCCTTTCCTGTGCACTGCACGCTGCAGAACTTGGGCGGGTTTGCCGCCAACCGCGCGGCGCTCCTGGAGATCAGCACCGTGCGCCCGCACTGCTGACAAATGACTGTCGCCCTAACCACGGTCAAATTTCCCTAGTTCATTTCCCCAGGCATCCCAGCCAGGCCGGGCTTGCCGCGCGAACAGCTCGAGGTAAGGCCCATCGAACAGCGCCTCTATGTCGGTGTGCATGCGGTCGGGCTTGCGGGAGTGCTCGCGAATCTTGTCGAGGATGAAGTTGCGGACGCTATGGCTTCGGACGGTCGGGGAGCCACGCGTCCCCAGCAGCCACAGCTCGGCGGCCGACCGATAGAGATAGCCGGCGCCGAAGGCGATCTTCCCGTTCTTGGTCGTCTTGCCCCAGGCGCCGCCGGACTTGTAGGTGAAACCCCACGCTTCGAGCAGCTCGAGCGCCTGGGGCAGCAGCGGGAACGTCGCCCACATAACCATCGCGCAGTCGGGCGCACAGACGAAGTCGAGTCCCGCGGTGACGCGCAAGGCCTTGAGTTCGTCGAGCGTCATGCATTCGTAGTGGGCAGCGGCGTTCTTCTCCTCGCCGGCCTTCGACCAGTTCTCGAACAGCCACGGCGGATCGGCCAGGATGACCCGGTATTCGCCTACACGCGGGAGGCTCAGGAGATCGGCGGCTGCGTCCGTCATGCGACCACCGCCTCAGTCGGCAGCCACTTTTCAGCGTCGGCCTTGATCTCTTGATAGTTGCGAGGATGCTGCGCCGCGAAGTTCGGAAAGCGTGGGCCTTTCACGAGCTTGCCGGCATCGTTCGACAACCAGCCGTTCTCGCGCGCCGTCCATCGGCGGTGGTCGATACGGTGATGGGCGAAGTCCCGACGGGTGACGAAGCCACGCAACTCGATCGTGGCCTCGATCTTGAGCGCCGCAATCTTCCAGTTCGTGAGTTGCAGTGGTGCCGAGGAACCAGCCGGTACATCGGGCACGTAGTCCGGCAGCGCGCAGCGTTTCGTCGGCGCCCAATCATACCATTGGTCCAGCCCGATCCCGGGGCTGCTGCCCTCAGGCAACTGCGGGTGGAATAGTCGGCGACTGCCGATAGGGCGTTCATCGAGATGGATGACGGTGATACCGATGTAGGCAGCGATGCGTCCGAGGCCACCTTGATAGCCGGGCACCAGAACGGCACGACAATCCGGCCCCTCTCGTGTCGCCCACCAGCCACCGCCGTCCTCCAGCGCTTGTCCCAGCACGTTCGCGTTGAACGCCAGCTTGGCCTGGACGCCGATCTGGAAGTCGTCAGACCTGCGGACCAGCAGGATGTCCCAATCGGCGGTTTCCGCGTAAGGCGTCCAGCCCTGAGGTAGCGACTCGATGAACGCCTTGCAGAGCTCGACCTCCGTGGCGAAGGGTTTCGGCTTCTTCGTCATGTCACACCCGGAAACAGCGCGCGGAAGCGGATCAGCCACTCCTGCCGGGCTTGGTCGCGGTCCCACCGCCGGCAGGTGACGCCCAAGGTGCCATCGACCACCCAACGCGCCCGCGCGAGGATGTCGGCTCGAAACAACTGCTGGCGCTCGTCGCCGATGATCAGCGCATCCGCAATCTTGATGACGGTCGGCAGCTCCGGCGGCAGGCCGAGCATGTCGAGCATCATGATCTCGATGGGCGCCTCGATATCGCGGAACGCCGGGATGTCCGGCTTGATCGGTCGGATGAGATCGCCGATGTAAGCCTCCGGCCCGTCATGCACGATGGCATAGCGCGCGGCGTCGGGATCTCCGATGGCCAGGAAGTGGTCGCACATCAAGGCGGAGTGTTCGGCAACCGTGTACCAGTCCTCGACGGCGCCGCCGTATCGACAGAGTCGCGAGAGATGGTGGCCGACGTCGTTCCAATCGAGGTCGTCCGGTCGAGGGTCGAGCGGATAGAACCGCCGGCCGCTGACCGTGATCATCCAGTCGCCGCGCCGTTTAGTCATGTCAGGAGCTTCCAGGCGACGTAGGTCCACGCGGCCACAGCGACGAGGCCGAGGCCCTGCCCGAGGCCTTCAAGGAATGCGTCGAAGAATTTGCGCATCATCGGTTCGGCCCTCCGCAGGTAACGACGCCAACGATCAGCACGGCGACCAGGATGACGAGGCCGACCAGCATCGTGTTCCCGACGACCTCGCGGTGGTCGGTGGCCGGGAACCGGCGCGCGAGCAGGCGGTCGAGGGCGCGACGTTGGGGGACGCTGAGCGGGCGGGTCATGCCGCCCTACCCGGTTGCCCGCTTGGCCACATGCCCTTGAGCCGGTTCACCTCGCGCGTCAGCCGGTTGATTTCCTCGGCCATCTGCGTTGTGCGGGCGCGCTCGCTATCGAGCCCCTTCTGGAGGATGTCGACCAGGGCGGCGTTGGAATAGGCCTGCGCAAGGCCTGCGGCGTCGACGAAGACGACATCGGCCCACGTCTTGCCGTTCTGCCGGAGAAGCCGCGTCGCCATGGCAGCGGCTGCCGACCGCTCGCCCTCGTGCTCCGAGCTGAGCATGCCGCAGACTTTCCGAACGCGGGCCAAGGTCAGCGCGTCCATCACGCTGCTCCCTCGGTTTTCATGGCGTCGACACGCTGCCGCAAGAGCTTCTCGGCACCGACGGCGAGCGACGTCGAACCGCCACCGATCTGATGCTTGGAAGCCTCAGCGAGCAGGACCGGCAGGTCGACGGCTGCCAACACCTTGCGCAGCCGGTTTCGGGAGTAGGGCTTCGTCGCGGCGATCCTGGCGAGTGCTGCAATCACCGCCGTTCGGAAGGCGCCTGGCGTCCCGGCGTGCGTCTCGACCAGCAGCGTGATGGCCTCGCGCACGGGCTCCCGGCCGAGCTTGGCGACGAGACGTTGGCAGACCATCGGTCCGATGATCGAGCGGCTGATATCCGTACTCGCCGGTGCGCGCCGAAGGATCGTGACGCCGGCGGCTTCGCAGATGTCGACCAGCGCGACAGCGGCGGGATCTCCGGCGGCGTGGGAGGCCCAGAACTTCTGCTGGCTGGTCAGGCCCTTCCGGTTGGTATTGACTGCAACGAATACCCTGGCCTGGGTCGCCACATCGGGGGCGTCGATGATGTAGCAGGGCAGCGAGTCGATCAGCGGGTGCTTCTTCGCTGCCTCGACGCGGTGCTGGCCGTCGATCACCGCATAGGCGCCGTCGGCATTCTCCGTGACGACGATGGGCTGGTAGCAATTCCAGTTCCAGGTCCGGACGATCTGGTTGATATGGGTGAACCCGGTCTCGGTGAGCTCCCGCTGATAGCGGCGATCGATGGTGAGCAGGCCGAGGTCGAGCCAGACCACCTGCGGTTTCGCGCCCAGGTCCGTCGAGTGCGTCGGCACGACCGGCTTAGGTGCTGGTGCTGGCTTGGCCGGCTTGGCGACCTTGGGCGGCTTCGGCGTGGCCACCTTCGCAACCGGCCTCGGTGCTGGTGGCGGTGGCTTCTTCGGCGCGATCGCTACCGTCTGCCCGACACGAAGGCCGCTCGCGGTCTCGACGACGCGCCGGACCGGTGCCGCCATGCCGGCGAGGCCAGCTTCGCGCGCCGCAAGCGCGATGACTTCGCCGCGGTTCAGTCGTTTGTTGTCGACGAGAAGGTGCCCTCCCCTCTCTCTATTGATCACAAAGCCGCGTCGTCGCAGCACGTGCACGGCCTCGCGCGCCTCGCCGTAGAGCTCGATCTCGCGGGCCTCGTCCTCGGCGCGGCGCTCGGCAATGATCTCGGCCTGTGACTTGCGGGTCATGCCGGGCTCCGCTCGACGTTGCGGTGCCGATGCTCGTCATGCGCCGTGAACATCACGGCGATGGCGTCGGCCTCGTTGTGGTCGATGTCCTTCATGCCGCGGATCTTGCGGATGCGCTCCGTCACCTTCTCCTTGGCGGCGTTACGAATGCCGGTCATGTGGAGCTTGATGACGTCCCAGGTGATCTCTCGATCGACGATGTCGTGCTGCTCGCAGAACGCCAGGGCCAGCGCTCGCATGCCGCCATAGGCATGCAGGCCCCAGTGGCGGCGCTCCTTCTTGGGAACGAAGTCGATGTACTCCCAGCCGATGAGGGTGAGCTTGCCGCCGGTCTTCTCGACGAGCTTCTTCTTCTCCAGCAGGAACAAGCGGAAGGCGCGGAACCGGACACGATCGGCGGGGAGCCGGCTGAAGTGCTGGACGCCATGCTCGAAGCGGCCGTCGTCCCACAGCATGCACCAGCCGCAATCGAAGCCATGATCGAGCCAGAGTTCGGCGTTCACGGCCCTACTCCTCGCCCTCGCCCTCGGTGGCCTCGTCGAGTTTCGGCTGGATTATCAACTCGAAAAGCTCGCGGCGGCTGGTCTCCCTGGCCTGGATGGCTGCAGCTTCAAGCCCGAACAGTTTGCGGATTTCGGAGAGCGCCCCGCGATTGACTCCCGACTCCTTCTCAAGATCCTGGACGATCTCGTTGGATTCTTCGCGAAGGGACTTCTGTTCGGCCTTGATCGCGATGAGCCGGTCAAACTTCTGCTGGATGTATTCGTAGCGCGATAGGTTCCGTCCATCTTCGGAACCGCCGATGCCCGGTGGCACGCTGTCAGCTGCAGCGTCGGCCTGGCGCTCGGCCACGACCTCGGCGCTTGACGTCTCGCCGGCGCCGCCCTGGTCGCTCGGCGGCAATGTCTTCGAGAGGTCGTCAACGCCGTCGTCCGACCGCGGCAGGTCCATCGGGGCGGAGCAATGCAGGCAGCTCCCGGGCTGTTTGAAGGACTCGGTGTGATCTTCGCAGTTGTCGCGAGCGCGCTGCAGGTCGTCTGCGGTCGGCTCGCCGTCGCGACGGGCGCGTTGGCGGTTAGACATTGTTTGTGCCGTTGGTCCTTGTTGGAGGGGGAACGGGCCGCGGTCTGTGTCGCGGTCCCAGGCGACGCGCATCGGCTACGAAGCGGCGGCCTCCTTGATGGCGTTGTCGATGATCGTCGTCGCCTGGTCGGGCGCGATACCGATTGAGGCCGCGTAGCCCCGCACGCTGTCGAGGGTCGACTGTAGCTTCACGTCAGCCGATCGCCCGTCGTCGTCGCGCTCGCAGTCGAGGCAGAGCCGGACGTAAGCGGCTAGTTGTTGGTGCCGGACGCCGATCATCGAGCCGCCTCGTTGCTCAGGCGATCACGAAACCACTCCGCTGCTCGACGCCACCTCGCCGCCGCGGCACTCAGCCGGTCGGCTCGCCACAGGGTTATCTCAGCCGCCCACTTCCATATCTTTCCGAATGGCATAGGCTTCTCTTTCGTGCCGTTGTTCTTCGGCTTTGAGCGCTTCGATGCGCCGGTTGAGGGATTCGATTTTTGCTGCTCGCGCGAGATCTTCGCGACCGGCAGCGCTCAGTACGTGCGGCGCGAGCTCGTCGTCGTTGAGCATCGCGACGATGTGTTTCCACACTGGGCCGTTCTCCCCAGACAACCAGTTCTCAGCGGTGCGGGTTGAGCAGCCTCCCGCTCGGCGCGCGAGGATCTTTGCGCCGAAGCCCTTGAGCTTCTTCGCCAACGTCTCATTCGCGCCGAAGGTCGATAACGTGGCCGCGTTCATCCCCCGTTCTCCGCGAACTTTTCGGGTGATCGACTCCCAAGATTTTTCCATCCGCGCTCTCCATGCTTCTGGGCATGACGAACGCCGACGACCACGAGAGGAGCAATCGAGCCAGGAGACTCGGCATCGTCGCGACGCGCACCGCTTGCAGGCAGAAGGCGCGTCGCGAGGAACTTTTGGGCGCGATCGATCGCAGCCCTGGTGGCAAGGCCACCGAAGAGGAAACGGCGGTGGCGCGCCAACACTACCCGCGGTGCCACCGCCGCCCGGTCGCCCCCAACTGGGAGCGGGACTGCGCTGACTTGGGGTGTCAGCGCGACGACGTGGACGCCGCCGAGTGGCGACTCGTTGGGGTGGGCATCGCACGTCGCGGGATTGGAATTCGGAATGTGTCGGCTAGGGGTGGTCGACACGCGGCGGTCGGACCGACGACGGGAATGCCCCACGCGCCCGTCGTCGGTCCGGCCTGTCCTATCGACACTCCACAAGCTGACGTGTGATGGAGCGCGCATGGCTATTCGGCCCCCAGCAGTTCGGCCCGGCAGCGCTCGTACAGCGCCTTGTAGTCGGGATAGAGCCTCGTGCGGTCTGCGTGCCTCTCCCGATACCAGCGGGTCATCGGATGCGCGCGCAACATGGCGTCATCGACCTGCCACGCGGACAGGCGCGGCGCGAATTCCTCTGCCAGTTTGGCGATCGCGAATCGGGTATTCACCAGGCGTGTGACGCGACCGCCGCCCCGGATCGAGTCCGGCGAAACGTCTGCGTTGTAGGCGACCAACGCGATCAAGCCATGGATCGAAGGGCGGTCCTTGATCGGCTTCCGCGGCTTGTTCGGCTGCGGCATCGGCAGGTCGCCGCGCTTCCGTCCACGCTGCGGCCAGTTGTTCATTCTCACGACGCGCGTGATGCCGCCGATCGATGTTCTGAAGGCCTTGGCGAGCTGCTCGAGGCTCGCGTCCTCCCGCATGTAGGCTGCATGCAGGCGGCTCAACTCCTTGCCGCACCAGCGAGTCGGGCCCTTCTTCTTCGGTCCGAGCGTACGGATGGCCTCGCCCTGCATCGCTCAATGCTCCGTCGGCTCGTCGAGGACGGCCTGCAGGAACGGGCGCTCGGCGAGGAAGGCGTCGGCCAACTCGGCTTTGGTCGGCCCGATGCCGAGCGTTGCAGCGACGTCCTCGTCGGCGAATTCGGTCGTTGGTTCGGCAGCAACGATGCCCAGCATGCGGGCGAGCTGGTCGACCGTCGGTTTCTCTCGCTCAAGGCGATCGAATACACGATCGACCACCGTTGGAATGTGGACCGCCCGGACCATCTTGCGAGTCGGTGCGGAGACAACTCGGGGCGGTGTCCAAGTCTCCCTGAACGGTTCGAGCGCCGCATACAGCGCGCTCGTCTCGGCAGTCTTGGGAGCGGCCACCGCAGAAGCAGCCACCGCCGGCAACGCCAGCGGCAGGGCGAACAGGGAGCGGCGCTTAAACATGCCCGCGATCCACAGCTGTTGGCCGGGCGAAAGGTTGTTCACCCCTCACCCGGCCGGTCACCATGGCGACTGTCAGACCTCCATGGAGAAAAGGAATGGACCCCAAGACAACGGAAGCGCAGCTGCTCAAAAACTTGGCGACGACGGGAGCGAATCTCGCGCTCGGGATCATTGGCCTGCTTCGCCGCAAGGGGATCTTCACCGAGGAAGACATCTCCGAACTCATGGCGTCTGTTGCCGAATCTGTGGGCGCGTCAGTCGCGGACCTTGAGCGCTTGTTTCCGTCCGGTCCGAAGCATTGACGATGACGATGGCGTGACGACCCGACGCAATGACGATGCGGTCTTTGCTGATCTCGATGAAGCCGAACAAGGCGCGATCCCGGCCAACGTCAGCCGGCCCCGCAGCAACGGGAACCGCGACGACAGCCGCAGCGGCACCCAGCAGCAGGGAGCGGCGGCGCATCACGTCCAGGTGCTTGTCGGCGGGCATCAGGCGGCACGCTTGCGCGGTTTGGATCGGCGAAAAGCCCGGAATGTCTCAGCAAGATCCGGCCGCATGTCTTCGGCGGCATAGCCCGTCTCGACTTCCAGCTTCATGCAAACGTCGGCGGGTGCGTTGCCGTCCTTCAAATATCCAGAGATCGTGGATTGCGCCCGGCCCAATCGGTCCGCTGCAGCGAGCGGCCCGCCAAGTGCTTTGATTGCGCCTTTGAAGGCTTCGGTCGAGGACATGGCAGGCAAGATATCGGCTACCCGATATTTCGTCAATCGGGTTTACGATATCGGCCGTGGCTACCCTGTGAGTATGACGATCGGCCAGCTAATCAAGCGCTTGCGCAAAGAGAACGGGAACATGACCCAGCAGAAGCTGGTGAGCATGGTCAAGCGCCGCCGCGGTGAACTGAGCCAAGGCCAGCTGTCAGCAATCGAGAAGGACGAAGTCGATACCCCGAGCGCCCTTCCCTATATCGCGGGCGTCTTCGGTATGACCTATGACGAGTTTATGGCGGCCGCCAAAGGGAAGAAGCCTCTTCCGCCGCCTCGTCGCGAACTCGACGACAACACGGTAGCCATCAACGAACTGGACGTGCACGTGGCCGCCGGGAGCGGCATGGCGGATGACGCGGGAGGCCTGATGGCCGCCCACGAGGCCAGCGCCGTCGTCGGTGTCCACACCTACCCGGCTGACAGCTTCCGGGAAGCATACGGCATCAATCCCGGCCGCGTGCGCATTATCCCCGTACGTGGCACCTCGATGGAGCCCGAACTGTGGTCGGGCCAACGCGTCATGGTGGACATCGAAGACAAGATCCCTTCTCCGCCGGGCATCTTCGTCGTCTGGGACGGACTTGGCCTGGTGCTGAAGTACGTTGAGGTTATTGCCAATAGCGATCCGGTGCGCGTTCGAATCTCGTCGGCGCATCGGGCATTCAAGCCGTATGAGCGAAATCTCGAAGAGGCCTACATCAATGGGCGTGTGGTCGGCGTCTGGAAGCGGATGTGAAGGCGCTCGGCGGCGTTCGCTAGGGCGAGGTGATGGGAGGGAGCGATGGCCGAGCGGATAATGCGCGAGATCGAGCGCTACTGGTGCGAGGATGACGACGGTCAGGAATACATCGTCGTCGAGTATCAGCACTACCTCATCATCCATCCAAGGGGAGATTCACGCCAGGAGCTGGCTGGGCTCAAAGAGTGCCGCTTACTGGACGGTCGGCACGTCAACGTAGTTGGCGATGGCGTGTTCAAGATCCTCGATACTGACACGATCATTCGAGAGGCCTGACTCCCGGAACTTCGCCCAGCAACTGCGGCCACCGCAGGACGTATGCATCGCCACAATAACGAAGCCTCCAGCCAGAGGCCTTGCTAACCGTTGTTGGCGGAGTAGCGGTGTTAGCGTCGGCGCGGACGCATCCAAGATGTCCGTCATGTCGGGCAGGATCGTCGGCTCACCCGCCACTGTCACCGCCCCGCCTTCACCCGCTTCCGCCAGTCCGCCGCCCGCTCGCAGTCATGCTGGTGGACGCCGCGATTGGCGATGCGGGCCTCTTCCTCCTGATCGATGTAATCGACGCTGTACCGCGTGAAAGCCCAAGCCAGTCCCTCGCGGACCATAGCGGCGCCGATGTCCTCACCGCCGACCCGGCAAACGGCGACTACCCGGCCGTAGCGATCGCGGTCGCGCTCCTGGCAGACGACGGGTCGCCCTCCCACCAGCTCGAGCAGCCTGGTCGCGGCCATCCTGCCGGCTGGCCAACCGTCGGGGCATTCCTGCTTGAGCTCGGGCGCGTCGATGCCGTGCAGGCGGTAGGTCAAGCCGGCCTGCTTGATCGTGTCGCCGTCGGTGATGGTTTGGGCGAGGGCCGGTGTTGCTAGCAGTGCCAGCGCGAGGACGAGCGCGCGGGTCACCGGGCGCGCAGCGTGAAGTATGAGCCGATCAAAAAAATCAGCGCCGAGAAGAAACCGACAAAGCCGGTCGCCATCGCCACGATACCACCGCCCAATGCCGTGCCCAGCGCGGCGCCCGCCTTCCCAGCTTCGGTGGTCTGCGCTCCGATATGCTGGGCTCCGATCACGCCCGCAGAGATGACGGAGGCCAATGGCAGGGCCAAGCAAAGCAGGGCAGCCAGCAACATGCCGCGACCCCAGGCATAACGTCCACGCTCTGCCCGGACCGCCAAGACGATCACCAGGACAAAACCGCCGAGCGCCGCCCAGCCGGGGAATGAGCCACCCCCTTCCTTGCCGGAGCCAAAAGCGAACACTAGGAATGACAACAGCGCGACCACCGCGCCCATGATGATGCCAGCGACGATCTTGCCGAACATGACGCCCCCTATTCCGCGATGAACTTGTTGGCCTTGGCGACGCGCCGAATCTGCGTGCAGTGCGCCGCCTTCTGCGCAGCCGACATGTCTTTGATTTCCTGGGTCGTCCCGGCCGCCATGAGGTTGAGCATGCCGGCAAACTCCATGTCGTTGGCCTTCACGTTCTTCTCAATCCAAGCCTCAATGGCTTTCTGATCGAACTTCAGGCTGCACGCCTTCTCGGAGCCGAGGACGCTACCGAGACTGCCGGCCCTCTCCATGGAAGCGAGTTGCGCAGACGCCGGAAAGGCGCAAGCGAATGCAACCAGAACAGCAACAGCGACCCGCACGATGCTCCCCTCCTCGAGGTTGACTGTCGCGCTCGGTATACGCGCCGCAAGGTGAGATGGCGAAAGAGAATTGGTGCTTGGAACGCACTGCTGAGAATCTCACGGTGGATAGTCCCGATAAAATTATCGGCTTACCGATTGACGTAATATCGGCTTCCCGATATTCTGCGCCTCACCACCCCAGAGGCGCACCCCATGCAGACCGCCGAGCGTACCGCCGAAAAATCCATCGCCCAGCGACTGACCGACATCGGCCTCGGCTACCGGTACGACGGGCATGCGCGCGGCCCCCAGATCTTCGTCAGCGCTACCGGTGAAGAGCTCGGCCGCTTCCACGTTCAAGACGCCATCGATCGGGTGCTGCTGCCGCGCGAGCGCGCCGCCGGCATCCGGGCGGCTCAGTGATGAGCGGCCTGATCGTCGACAACTTCGCCGGCGGCGGCGGCGCATCCACGGGCATCGAGGCCGCACTCGGCCGCTCGATCGACGTCGCCATCAACCACGATCCTGAAGCCGTGGCGATGCACGCAGCCAACCACCCGCAGACGCACCACCTTTGCCAGAACGTCTGGAAGGCCGACCCGCGCGAGGTCGTGCTCGAGGCGTCGCGCAGGCGGGGATCGTCGACGCCGCTGCCGGTCGACCTCGCCTGGTTCTCTCCTGACTGCAAGCACTTCAGCAAGGCCAAGGGCAGCAAGCCGGTCGAGAAGGGCATCCGCGACCTCGCGTGGGTCGTCGTGCACTGGGCGCGCCTGGTGAAGCCGCGCGTCATCATGCTGGAGAACGTCGAGGAGTTCCGCGACTGGGGCCCGCTGGTCGAGACCTCGGACGGCAAGCTGGTGCCCTGCCCGCTTTCAAAGGGCCTAACCTTCAAGCGCTGGGTGCGCGAGCTCCGCAAGGCCGGCGCGACCGCCGTCGAGTGGCGCGAGCTGCGGGCCAGCAACTACCGGACGCCGACGATCCGCAAGCGCCTATACGTCATCGCCCGTTTCGATGGCCTGCCGATCGTCTGGCCGGCGCCGACCAACGCCAAGGGTGGGGAGGGCGGCCTGCCGGAATGGCGCTGGGCGGCCGAGTGCATCGACTTCGACCTGCCCTGCCCTTCGATCTTCGGCCGCAAGAAGCCGCTGGCCGAGAACACGCTGAAGCGCATCGCGCGCGGCGTCATGCGGTACGTGGTGAACCGCGAGAAGCCGTTCATCGTGCGGGTCGACCAGACCAGCGCCGCGGGCCGGAATGGCATAGCTGGCGTCGACGAGCCCCTTCGAACGGTGCACACCGCGAACCCCTTCGCCGTGGTCGAACCTTTCGTCGTCGGCATCGACAACAAGAGCAACGGCGCGCGCGATGCATGGCCCGGCACCGAGCCGCTGCGCACCACGACCATCGAGAACCGGTTCGCCCTGGTCGCGCCGCTCACGCATCAAGGCGGCGATCGTGGCCAACCGCTCGACGCCCCACTCGCGACTGTCACCGGGGCACACCGCGGCGAGCAGGCGCTGATCTCGGCGCACGTCACGAAGTTTCGGACCGGCAGCGACGGCCATCCGATCACCGATCCGCTCCACACCGTGACTGCCAACAGCTTCAAAAAGCGACCCGGTGGTGCCGCGCCGCTCGGCCTGGTGTCGGCGGTGCTGGTGCCGCGCTACGGCGAGCGCCCCGGGCAGGGGCCGCGGTCGCTGCCCGTCAACCAGCCGATGCCGGCTGTCGTGCCCACCGGAAACGGCGGCTCGCTGGTCGGCGTCTTCACCGCTGGCGCTGGCGGCCCTTCCTACGGCGGCAAGCCCGTCCCCGTCGACAAGCCAATGGGCACGCTGACGACCGAGAACCATCGCGGCGTCGTGGCTGCCTTCCTCGCCCAGCACAACGGCGGCATGGTCGGCCACGATGCGCGTGAGCCGATGTCGACCTTGGTCAGCAAGGTCGGGCCGCAAGCGCTCGTCGCCGCCGCGCTGAGCCACAACTACACGTCCAACACCTGCGGCGGTAACGGCGATCCGCGCGAGCCTGCCAAGACGATCACCACCGGCGGCCACCATGCCCTTCTCGGCTGCGAACTGAGCGACGAGGACCGTGCCGGCGCCGAGCGCGTTGCCGCCTTCCTGGTCAAATATTACAGCGCGGCTCAGCACGGTCAGAGCCTCCAGGATCCGCTGCACTCCGCTACCGCCAAGCCGCGGTTCGGCCTGGTGACCGTGCTCGGCCTGCCGATCGTCGACATCGGCATGCGCATGCTGACACCGCGCGAGCTTTTCCGCGCCCAGGGATTTCCGGAATCGTACGTCATCGACCGCGGGCCTGATGGCAAGCCGCTGACCAAGACGGCGCAGGCCAGGATGTGTGGAAACAGCGTCTGCCCGCCGGTCGCCGAGGCGCTCGTCCGCGCGAACCTCGTCGAACAAGCGCTCGAAGACAGAGCCGCCGACTAATCCCTCACACCAGGAGCACCCCATGCCCTTCGATCAATCGTCCCCGAGCGCGCTCGTCACCGGCGCCGCAGTGCGTCACAACGAATGGGGCGTCGGCGTCGTGCTCTTCGCCAAGCATCTCCTGCCGTCACGGCCGCCGCTCTACCGCTGCCGCTTTGAGTGGCAATGGGGCCATCGCGTTCGCTGGTGCGCCGCGGAGGAACTGGCGGTGGTGCCGAGCACGCCGGTCGCGAGGCCGACGCTGTCGGTGGTCGAGCATCATCCGAGCGCCGCCTGATGTCCCGCCCTCCCTGGCACATCCAGTGGTCCCCCACGGTCTACTACACGCTGCCGCGGTGGCTGCCTGTCTTGGTGCTGGCGCTGATGGCGGCGGCGTTCTGGGCGGGAACGGCGGTGCGGTCGTGAGTGGACGTCGTACCCTTTCCTTCAATCTCCACGGCCTGGTCGCATCGGTGACTGGCGTCGCTGGCGTGAATGTGGTCGCGGCTATCGGACCCATCGGCCACCAGACCATCCTGTCGTTCAGCCCACGTGAGGCCCGCGACTTTGCGAACGGGCTCTACGAGATGGCCGAGCACGCCGACAACGTACTTCCGACCGGCCTCGGCGAGTCCGCGGTCGAGGTGGCGTCGTGACCGCCCCCCTCTCCCCCAACCAACTCGCCCGCCTCCGCGACAACGGCCGGCTCAACGCCCAAAGGGCGCAACGCGGCGTCGACCGGATGGAACTGCCACCGGTTGCGCGGCTGCGTGCGAGCGAAGGCCGCGAGTGGCTGCTGTTCGAGATCGACCCGCAGGATGGCGACCTCGCGTTCGTCGAATGCCGTCGTCGTGGTCGCGATCCGGAGCGACTGTGGCTGCATCTGTCTTGGCTCGCTCGGCAGGATCTTGAGAGGACCAGACGCTACGGGCGGATGAGGAGGGTTGCGGCGTGACGGGCTTTGTCATCCCCCAGGTCGTTCGCCACAAGCCGACCGGCGACCTTCTGATCACCGTCGAGCGCTACGGGGCGAACGCATACCACGGTGCCGGCTATCGCTGCTCACCGATCGACAATCGGTATTCGACGCGCGGTTACCTGGACGATGAGCTCGAAACGGCACCCTCTCGCAAGCCCGGCTCATTCGACTACAAGACGGAGATCGTTCCCCGCGCGCAAGGCTCTCTCGACTGGGAACACGTAGAGCCGGCAAACCTTGCTCACACGCTATCAAACGTGGCGGCCTGCGCAGGCTGGGCAGCGTACTCCGGTATTGCCTGGGTCAAGAAGCCGGGCGAGTCGCGGGCCGACTGGGCGCGTATCTTCCTCCATACGACGCAGGGCGGCGGCTACACCGGACAGGCCCACGCCTTGGTGTGGGAGCGCGGCACCGGCCGTAAGCCACAGCACTTGATAGACGCCGTGCTGGATGCCGCGACCAAGGCGACGCACAAGCGCAAGGTGCCAGCCGGCAACCTCGCCTCTGCCGTCTTGGCGATGGAAGCGGCGCAGAACGAGTCGGCGATGCCGACCGCTTGGCTTCTCTCCATCTGCAAGCATCAAGTCGTGGACAGCAGCACACCCGCCGGCCGCACGCGCGGCTGGCATCCCGCCCACTGCTCGAAGTGCGGCATCAACCTTTCCGTCGACAGCAGTGATTGAACATGACCGACATCCGCCGCTCCATGCACCTCCCGCGCTCGCTGGATGTGCCTCGTGCCCGCCGCAGGCTCCACCCGCTGTGGCTGCTGGTCGGCGTGATCGTGCTCGGCGTGGCGATGATCCGGTTCGGCAAGGCGAACGCCGCCCAGCCCGAGCGCTGCCAGATCTGGGTCCAACGCCCAGGCCACGACTGGCAGCCGCTGTCGACCAGGGGCCGGCCGGTGTGGACGTTCGCCAGCTGCACGGCCTGCAGCCTGGACATGCACGCCGCGCTCAAGGGCGAGCAGAGCGGCACGGCGATGGCGTGTGTCGACGTCAAGACGACGGCGCGGCGATGACGACGGCGAAGTTTTACCACCTCGAATACTGCCTGGTGCTCGGCGGCAAGACGTGGACCGCACACGTCATACCAATTCGCGACCCGAGCGAGGCGGAGACGGAGCGCAAGAAGCGCGACGGCGACCCGCTCTATGCCTGCGTGCGCGTCACCGGGCCGTTCGATCACGAGGTGCCGGCATGAACGCCTGGGACCTCAGATGCGGATGGTGCGACCAGCGTTGCCGCGATCGCGGCGAGCTGGCCGACCACGCGGACGACCATCGGCGCGAGGAACGCGAACAGGAGCAACGGAAGGAAGCAGCGGAATGATCGACAAAGAAGGCCTGTACGACGACGTGCCGGACGACGTCTATCACTCGGACCCGGTGATAGCGCCCTCGCTGTCTTCGAGCGTGGCGAAGGCCGTCATTGCCCAGTCGCCGCGGCATGCGTGGGAGAAGCACCCCCGTCTGAATAAGGCGCTGCTCGACCAAGTCGAGAAGCCCACGCCGGCGATGGACTTCGGTACCGCCTCGCACAAGCTCATCCTCGGCAAGGGCCGCGAGATCAAGGAAATCGTCGCCGACGACTTCAAGACGAAGGCCGCGCAGCAGGCACGCGACGCCGCGCGCGCAGTGGGCTTGGTGCCTATCCTGTCTCACCGAATGGCTGGTGCTCACATGCTGCGCGAGGCCTTCTTCGATCAGATCCAGGGCACCGACGTAGCCGACCTGTTCAACGACGGCACTGGAGAAGTTACCGGCGTCTGGCAGGACGACCTCGAGGACGTGTGGTGCCGCATGCGCATCGACTGGTTGCCGCGCAGCGCGCGCGCCGGCGGCCACATCTCCCTGGTCGACGTGAAGACCACAGGCGGCAGCGCGGCGCCGGAGGACTGGCAGCGCAACGCCTTCGATATGGGCTACGACTACCAAGACACGTTCTACCAGCGCGGCGCCCGGGCGCTGATCGACAACCTCCGCTCGGTCACCATGTACTTCGTCGTGCTCGAGCAAGAGCCCCCGTACGGGTTGAGCGTGCATCGCTTCGGCGGCCAGGCATTCGCCGAGGCCGAGGTCTGCACCGACCTTGCCATCAGTCTTTGGTCGAAGTGCCTGCACGAGGACAAGTGGCCGGGATATCCGGTCCAGACCACGCACATCGACCCGCCCAAGTGGCGTTCCGAGCGATCGAAGCTGCGCGGCATGGGCCTGGAGCGATACGTCGAGATCATGAACCGGCCGCATGTGAAGGCACAGCGCCAGGCCGCCGAGTAAAGACCCCCAACCGCCGATAGGACCCACACGCCATGGCCAAGGATACGCCTCTCAAGATCGTCAAGCTCGAAGCCGAGAACGTGAAGCGGCTCGTCGCCATTAGCATCGAGCCGAACGGCGCGCTGGTCGAGATCGCCGGCAAGAATGGCGCCGGCAAGACCTCTTGCCTCGATAGCATCTGGTGGGCACTCGGCGGCGCCGGAGCGCTGCAGAAGGCGCCAATTCGCATGGGCCAGGACAAGGCGAAGATACGCCTCGATCTCGGCGACTACGTCGTCACCCGCACCTTCGGGCGCACCGACGACGGCGAGGTGACGACAGCGCTTACCGTCGAGAATGCCGAGGGCGGCAAGCTCCAGAAGGGGCAGACGCTGGTCAATTCGTTTATGAACGACCACACGATCGACCCGGTCGAGTTCGCCAAGATGCAGCCCAAGCAGCAATTCGACACGCTGAAAGGCTACGTCGAGGGCGTCGACATCGAGGCCATCGACGCCGCGAACCGCAGCGACTTCGACAAGCGCACCGAGGTCAACCGCGACCTGAAGGCGAAGACGGCCGAGGCGGACGCCATCCTGGTTCCGGCCGATGCGCCCGCCGAGAAGGTCGACGAATCCGCCCTGGTGCAGGAGTTGGAGAACGTCGGCACACACAACACCGACCGCGAGACCAGGAAGGCGAACCGCGAGAAGGCCGTCGAATCGGTAGATCGGTCCCGCAGGGTAGCAGCAGCCAAGCGGAAAGAGGTTGCCGACGTCTTGGCCGAGGCCGAGCGCAAGCGGACCGATCTGGAGGCCCAGGCGGTCAAAGCCGAACAGGAGGCGGAAGACCTCGAAGAAAGGCTCAGGCAGGCGGGTCCGCTGCCGGAGCCAAAGGACACGGCGGAGGTCCGCGCCCGCCTCGATGCTGCCAAGGCGACGAACGCCACGGTCGACCGGGCTGAGCGGCGCAAGGCGTTGAAGGCCGAAGCCGAGAAGCTGCAGGCGGAATCGGACGCCATCACCGCCCGCATGGAAGCCCGCACGAGGTCGAAGCAGGACGCGATCGCCGCGGCGAAGATGCCGGTCGACGGAATCACCTTCGCCGACGGCGCCATCCTGCTCAACGGCGTGCCGTTCGACCAGGCCAGCGACGCCGAGCAGCTCCGCGCGTCGGTGGCGATCGCGATGGCCGGCAGTCCCCGCCTGCGTGTCCTCAGGATCCGCGAAGGGTCATTGCTCGACGACGACGGTCTGCGGATGGTCGCCGAGATGGCCGAGGCCAAGGGTTGGCAGGTGTGGCTCGAGCGCGTCGGCGACAGCGGCAGCGGCTTCGTGATCGAGGACGGGCAGGTCCGCACGTCACCCCACACGCCGGTTGCCCAGGCGGCGGAGTAATCGGCCCATGGATGGCATGAACGACTTCGAATTCATCCGCGCCGCCGACTACAAGGAGCGGCACGGCCTCTTCATAGCCTTGGTCGGAGGAACGAACTCCGGCAAGAGCTGGTCGGCGATGCGCCTTGCCCAAGGCATCGCGCGGGCGCAGGGCAAGCGCGTCGCGGCGATTGATACCGAGGGCGGCCGCATACTGCACCTCAAGGACGACTTCGACTTCGATGTCTTCACTTTGAGGCCCCCTCACCGGCCCCAGCGATACCTCGCCGGCGCGCAATACGCCGAGACGAAGGGATACGGCTGCCTCCTCGTCGACTCCTTCTCCATGGAATGGCGTGGCGAAGGCGGCAAACTGCAATGGACCGACGATGAACTGGAGAAGATCGTCGCCCGCAAGCGCAAGCTCGCCGAGGAGAAGAACTGGAGCTGGGACGAAGACACCGAACGCTTCAAGGGCAAGGCCGCCGCCAGCATCGAGCCCAGCATGGCGCACAAGGCCATGGAATTCGGCATGCTGCAGTTGAAGATGCCAATCATCTTCTCGATCCGCGGTGCCGACACCTACGACCCCGACAAGCGGAAAGCGGTCTTCAAGGCGCAATGCCGCCAGGACTTCCTTTTCGACGTGACGGTGAGCTTTCGGCTGGCTCGGGACAAAAAGGGCATCATCGACCTGTCGGACGCGACGACATGGAAAATGGAGAAGAGCCACCAGGGCATCTTCAAGGACGGTGAGCAACTCTCGGAGCGCCACGGCGAGATGATCAACGCCTGGGCGACGAACGAAGCAATCCCACAGCCGATGGAATACCGATGGGAGAACCTTGCCGGGCGAGTATTCAAGTTGAGCACGCCTCAGGTCTGGCGCGATCGCATCGTCAAGACGGTCAAGGAATGGGGCACGGACGTCGACGCCCAGGCCTGGATGAACCTCAACCACAAGAACATCGCCATCCACATGGAGGCGCACCCCGAGGAGTGCGTCGCCATCTTCAACGCCTTCGCTGATCGCGGCGTGTATCCGCCCAGCCATGTCATCGCAGGGGAAGATGATCCGGGTGGCGCTCGAGCTGCAAGCGATGCGCAGTCGGGAGACCTCCTGTGACACTCGACGACGCCCTCGCCCTGATCGGGGCTTCTCCTGATCACCGCGTCCTGCGCCGGATCCGCATGGATCACAATGGCGAAGACGCGAGGCCATCGGACACCACATTCCACCGGGGCCTCTTGGTCGACGTCGAAACCACCGGCCTCGACTACACCAAGGACAAAGTCATCGAACTGGGAGTGGTCCCATTCACCTACGATGGCGCCGGCAGCATTTGGTCTGTCGGCGCGCCCTTCCATAGCTACAACGACCCGGGCCGGCCGATTCCCCCGGAGATGACCAAGATCAACCTGATCACCGACGAGATGGTGGCCGGGAAGTCGATCGACGCCGACAGCCTGGCAGGCTTTGCCAAGGGCACGAACCTCGTCATTGCTCACCACGCCGAGTTTGATCGCCCCTTCTGCGAAGGTGTCTGGCCGGGGTTCGCCGAGCTGCCGTGGGCCTGCAGCATGGAGCAGGTCCCCTGGGCTGAGGAAGGGATCGAGGGTCGGAAGCTGACCTACATCGCGTCGTCGCTGGGCTACTTCTACGACGCCCATGTGGCGGTCAACGACTGCAGGGCGGCGGTGTTCCTGCTGTCGCTCAAGTTGCCGAGCGGTCGGACCGGTCTATCGCATCTCCTCGATAGGGCACTCACAAACAGTCGCAGGGTATGGGCGGTCGAATCACCGTTCGATACCAAGGACGTCCTCAAGGCGCGCGGCTACCGCTGGAATGACGGCGAGGACGGCCGATACAAGGCTTGGCATCGGGAGATCTGGGAAGTCGACCTGCCGGCCGAGTCCAAGTTCCTGCGCGATCACATCTATCGCCGACCCAACGGCTCCAGCGGAGCCCGGTCTACCCTGGTCACACCGCTGACCCGCTTCACGGTGCGCGGATGACCATCAACGGCGGCCAGCCCCATCGCGTCGACTATGCCGGCCAGGACTATCGCGTCGTCGTCGACGAGAACCGGCCAGGCGAGCCGAAGCGCATCCTGAGAATCGGGTGGATGAACGTGCCGGCCAGTGACGCGTTCATCACGGCGCTCAACATGCACCCGTGCTGGTCGAATGCGCGCTCCGAGCGGGTCGTCGACAAGGTGGCTGAAGCGGCGGCGCCGGAGCATCAGGCGGTGAGGCATTAGATGAAGCATCCACTCCCCGAGTCCGCCTTCAAGGGACACATCGCAGTCGTGGGCATGACCGGCGGCGGCAAGACCTTCACCACGAAGGGCATCGTCGAGCACATCCTGGCGGTGGACCCATCCGCTCGCGTCTGCGTGCTGGACCCGATCAAGTCGGATTGGTGGGGCATCACGTCGAGCGCCAGCGGCAAGCGGCCTGGCCTGCCCTTCCAGATCCTTGGCGGTCCGCGTGGTCACGTCCCGCTGCACGATTCCACCGGCAAGGCGATCGGCGAGCTCGTCGGCTCCGGAGCTTTGCCGCTGTCCATCATCGACATGGCCGACTTCGGTCCGGGCGGCCTGCAAGCCTTCTTTAACGACTTCGCGCCTGCCCTGCTGCGCAAGGTCCGTGGCGTCGTCCACCTCGTGCTCGAGGAAGCCCACGAGTTTGCGCCCAAGGAACGGGCCGGGTTCGGCGGCGAGACGATGACGGTGCACTTCGCGAAGAAGCTCGCGACGGCCGGCCGGTCCAAGGGCATCAGGATCATCGCGGCAACGCAGCGGACGCAGCAGCTGCACAACTCGGTGCTGGGCTCATGTCAAACGGTCATCGCGCACCAGCTCACCTACCCGGCCGACATCGAACCGGTCGAGAAGTGGTTCAAGGGCCACGTCGACAAAGCGACGTTCTCGCGCTTCTCCGAGACGCTGACGTCGCTGCCGACCGGCACGGGCTGGATGTGCTCCGGACAGGCCAAGGTCGCCGAGATGGTCCAGTTCCCGCGGATCTCGACCTTCGACAATTCGGCGACGCCGGACGGTGCCGCCGAGATCGCAGTCACCACGGCGCCGGTCGATCGGGAGAAACTGCGGCAGATCATGGGCGAGGCCGCGAAGGAAGCCGAGGCAAACGATCCTGCCACGCTCAAGAAGCGCATCCGCGAGCTGGAGGCCGAGGTCGCGAAGAAGCCGGCGGCGGCAGTCGACCAGGTGGCGATCGAGGCGGCCCGGATTGAGGGACGTGAGGCCGCGATAGATGACATCGGCGCCAAGGTGCAAGCGCGCCTCGAAGAGCTGAACATCGCGGCCGGCGGCATAGCGGGCATTGCCCGCGCCATCTCGAGCGACATTCAGCGCGCGCGATATGGCAAGCCTAGAACCGCTCCAAAACTTACATCGACCAGCCCCGCAAGTATTACCGCCCCGCCGGCGGTGCAGCGCGCCGTGCTTCGTGACAGTGGCCGCGCCCAGGAGCGGGCAGCGATGCGCATGTCGAGCGCCGACGGATCGTTACACTCTGCTGCCCGGGCGATTCTCACCGTCCTGGTGCAGCGCCATCCGGCGGTCTGGACCTGGACGCAGGCTGCCACGCTGGCCGGCCTGAAGGCGCGCGGCGGCCACTTCAATGCCGGTAGGCAGGAGTTGCGCTCGCGCCTGCTCATTGAGGAGCGCGGAGACACGATCAGCGCCACGGACGCCGGCATCGCCGTGATTGGCGAGGCGACCAAGATGCCCACTGGTGCAGCGCTCATCGAGTTCTGGTGCTCGAAGTTGAGCTCACCGGCACCGGAGATGCTGCGCCACATCGCTCAACATGGCCCGGTCCGCCGAGATGACCTCGCGACCGCGCTGGGCAAGCAGGCGCGTGGCGGCCACTGGAACGGCGGTCTGTCGCAACTGCGATCGAACAACCTTGTCGAGGAGGGCCCGGGCGGGCTCGCCCTCGCGCCGACGATCTTCGAGGAGCGGTGAGATGGGCGAGACGACCAAGATCGAGTGGACCGACCACACGTTCAATCCATGGATCGGATGCACGAAGGTCTCGCCGGCCTGCGACGGTTGCTACGCCGAGAACCTGATGGGTCATCGGTATCACCGGGTGCAATGGGGTGCCGGCGAGGACCGCAAGCGCACGACGCCCGGCAACTGGCGGAAGCCGTTCGCCTGGGACAAGGCAGCGGCGCTGCGATGGGCGGACGGCGAACGCAATGCGACCTACGTGTTCTGTGCTTCTCTGGCCGACGTCTTCGACAACGAGGTCGACGAGCGCTGGCGCTGGGACCTGTTCAAGCTCATCGAAGACACGCCACACCTGACTTGGCTGCTGCTGACCAAGCGCATCGGCAACGTGAGCAAGATGACCGACCCGCTGAAGGGCTGCCGGCCGCTGCCGCCGAACGCCGCCGTGGGGGCAACGATGGCGAACCAGGAGGAATACGACCGCGACCGGATGAAGCTTTGGGAGGTGAAGCAGCGCCTGCAGCCTGTGTTCACCTTCGGCAGCTTCGAGCCCCTGCTTGGTCAGATCGTCCTCGACGAGTACGCGCCAGACTGGTGCATCGTCGGCGGCGAAACCAACCAGGGTAGTCACAAGGCGCGCCACATGGAGCCGGTCTGGGCCATGACAATGCTGGTCCAGACGCGAGATCTGAAGCGCTCGTTCTTCCTGAAGCAGATGACCAACAAGGCTCCGGTGCCCGCCGGTCTCATGATCCGCGAGTTTCCGACATGAAGCGCGCCATCACCCTCCGCGGCATGGCCCTGGCCGACGCCGTCCGCATGTTCGAGCGGCATGGCGTCGCGATGGTCGTCAAGCCGATGACCGAGAACCAGACCGTCCCACCGGGCTGGCTGCCCGTCCTGATGGCGACACCGCGACCGAAGCACAAGAGCGCGTCGACGAACCGTCGCAACGCCGAGCGGCGACGCGAGCACCTGGCGCGGATGGCAGAAGGAGCGACGACATGAGCAACATGATCGAGGCATTCGGATGGGTGTTCGTCGCCTTCATGCTCGTTAGCGTCGTCGTCGGCTGTATCGCTGGCGTGGCTGGCACGGTCGTGGTGGGGATGCTGTGAGCCGGCCGGATTTCCCCGATCCGTACAGCGGATCCAAACATCAGACGGCGGCTGTGACCAGCCGGCTCGGTTACCTGGCAACGCTCCTCGAAAACCTGATTGCGCAGCAGGATCGCCACCACACTGAACTGATCGCGCAGCGCGAGCGCCACCATCTCGAACAGATGGAAGTGCAGGAAAAACGACACTCCGCATTGATAGGGGCAGCCAATGGAAAGCACCGCCTGTAGCTATATCACCGTCACCGAGTCCTGGGAGAACGGAAAGCCCGTGCTCCTGTTCTACCTGGGCAGAGAGCCGGTTCCCCGGGTGGCGGTCACGGCGGCGAACATCGCGCACCTGAAGAAGCGCAAGAAGGCGAAGCCGCGCCGCAAGTCCACCCGATGACGACGCCCCTACCCGTTCGGCGCCGCGAGATCGGCCAGCCGCCGGCGCAAGTCCTCGACCGTGACCGCGGGCTCGGCGCTGTAGCCGGCTGGCTCGTAGAGGTCCGGCCGCTCCGCCATCGACATCACACGTTCGCCCTCGGGATAGCGGCCGAATTCGAGATCGTCGAGGGCGTCGACGATGCGCTCGAGCTGCCATGGCCTGAGGCCTTCACTGCCGAGCATCTTGGCGACGCGCTGGCGCAGATTGCGGTGGGCGGTGGCGATCGGGGTCGACATGGCCGAGGTGATAGCGGAGCGGAGGGCGCGAGGCTATGAGCGATCGGCCTATACTTTTCAGCGCACCCATGGTGCGCGCGTTGCTCGAAGGCAGGAAGACCCAGACGCGGCGCACGATCAAACTCCCCACGAAGGGGCAGTACATCAATCCCAAGATGGGCGGTTGGGCGCCCTCGACCGTAGGCGGAGGAGCATCGTTCACGATTGGCCGGGACGGATCGCGCCAGCCAGCGCCGGAAAAGGTCTGCATCTGGCATCAGACGACGGGCACCACGATGGTCACACGCTGGCAGAAGGGCGACCGGCTGTGGGTGCGCGAGACGTTCTGCTACGGGCCGGTCGACGATGACCCGATCTACTACCGGGCGACCGACAAGGTGCAGGCAATTGTCGACGGCGACGGCTTTGCCGTCCGGAACAAGGATGGCAGCGAAAAGTCGCCATGGCGCCCCGGCATCCACATGCCGCGCTGGGCGTCCCGCCTCACGCTCACCGTCACCGACGTGCGCGTGCAGCGGCTGCAGGAGATCAGCGAGGCGGACTGCTTGGCCGAAGGCATCCCTCCGATCACCGACGAGACCTACTGGGCACCACCGACGCCGGCCAATCCCAACCTGCTCGCCATCTACCGCGGCGCCTACATGAAACTGTGGGACGACATCAACGGGCGCGGCGCGGCTGAGGTCAACCCCTGGATCGTCGCCGTCACCTTCACCGTCGACCAGCGCAACATCGACGCCGTCGAGAAGGCCGCAGCATGACCCCGTTCTCGGCCCTACCCGCTGTCGGCTCGGCGGCCATCATTTCCGGCTGTCGTCGCTACCGCTATCTGCTCGAGCGCAAGGTCGGGCTGCAGGATCGAATAGCCCTGTTCGTCATGCTCAACCCGTCGACCGCGGACGTGCACCAGGACGACCCGACCATCCGGCGCTGCAAGGCCTTTGCCAAGACGTTCAACTGCGGCAAGCTCGTCGTGGTCAACCTGTTCGCCTACCGGGCGACGAAGCCGGCCGACATGCTGGCGGCCGATGATCCTGTTGGTCCCGAGAACAACCGCTACATCGGCCGGGCAGCCGACGACTGCCGGCTCAGCGGCGGAATCGTCATTGCGGCCTGGGGCGCGCACGGCAGCCACAGGGACCGCGACAGGCAAGTCCTAGCGCTGCTCGACAGTTGGGACGTGACGCCGATGAGCCTGGCCGAGACGGCCAAGGGCATGCCGCGCCACCCGCTCTATGTTCGCGGCGACTGCAAGCCGCTGGAGTACGGCCGATGAGGGAATGCACGACCGACGTGCCGATCGCCTCCCTTAGCCGGCTCAACGTGCATGCCCGCGTCCACTACGGCCAACGTGGCGCGATCTATGCCTATAAGACGCTGGCAGCGATCACCGCCGGCCTCGAGGGTCTCGCAACGCTGCGGTTCGTACGGTGGACGGGCAAATGCAACCGCTGCACCAACGGTCGCTTCAGCCACTGGGAATGGAGGGACGGTTACACCGTTCGTTGCCGCGATTGCCGCGGCACGTCGATCAATTCCCTCTACTTCGTCGAGACCACTCTTCCGAACGACCACAAGTGGCATCATCCCTGGTCGGGTCGCTTCCGGCCTGGCTACGACATCGCCGATGCTGTTCTCGGTCTCAAGTACGACGACGAGCTCGGCGACTACCGCACGGCAGCCGGACAACGGATCGAATGGCAGCCTGCCGGCGACTGGTCGCCGAACAAGCCGGCCGAGAAGCTGCCGCTCACCGAGTTGGTGCCGCTGCTCAACGAGGTCGAGGCGTGGGTCGAGACAGCGCCGAAGCCAGCCGGCGGCATCTGGACATGGGAGCGCGCGCAGAGGCATCTCTTCACGCACAAGGCGCCCAACCACTTCGACGAGCGGGATTGGCCCGAGACCTATGGCTACACGTTGGATCTCGGAAAGGTCCCAAGTGGATGCTTCGTCTGCGACGATGCCAGCGACTTGGCGACTATTTGCTACGGCCGACTGAGCCGGCAATTCCATTGGAGCCTGCCGGTCTGCAAGCGGCATAGCGAAGGCCCAGAGAAGGCCGATCATCCCAAGGACCCGCCGCCCGAGACGCTGATCACACCCGACATCCGCCGCTGGCTTGTGCGGCATCAACGCATGTGGCCGGGACGATGGTAGAGCCTGCTCAAAGCGAAGTCGTTGCCGTGACCAGCGTGGCGGCACGGGCCAAATAGTCATGCGCCGCATCAAGCCCTACGCCGATGATCGAGACTTCGAGCGCTGGCCGCGAACCGGCCGACCGTGCGACCAGTACCGTGACGAGCACGGCTATTGCCATCTGACGAGTCGATGCTGGTCGGGCGAGCCGTGCCCGCGAACAGCGCTCGATGCCCAGCGCGCATGGGACAGGTCGCGCAAGCCGCTGCAGGTCAGGACGGTGCACTGACATGCTCCGCGCCGCCCTCCCGCCCGAGACCCACGACGACGCCGAGGAATCGGTCACCGTCGCCGAGGCCGCGCGCCGGCTGGGTTGCGCGGAGTCGACGGTCCGCGAGCTGCTTGATAGCCGACAGCTCAGCGGCCACCGTGTCGGCAAGGGAAGGAACCCGCGCGGCGTCCGCGTTCACGCCGAGTCGATTCGACGATACAAGGCCCGCCATGCGCTCGGCGCGCCTGCATCAGACGCCGCCCCGCAGTCAAGGCGTATATCGTCATCGCCGGGCGCCCTCGAGGCCAGCCGGAGGTTGCGAGCGCTCGGGATGCTCTAATACCGTCCGGGCGTGACGGTCTTTCAGAATCGCCAGCGCAAGCGCGAGTGGCGGTACGACTTCCGTCTCGGGGGAAAACGATACTTTGGGCCCTGCATCGTCTCGGAGGCGGGCCAGCCGGATCGACCGGCGGCGAATCGTAAGGAAGCCCGCGAGTGTGAAGGCGTAGCCAGGGCGAGGGCGCGCAAAGGAACTCGAGCCGCACTCTCGATATCGCGGCCGGGCACCTTTTCGTTCGGCCAGGCGCTCATGCTGCACGTCGACCACCAGGTCGGCAGCTCGCCCGTGCACGTAGCCAATTTGCAGCTCTACGGCAGCGAGTTGCTGGCGTTCTTCGGCGACAGGACGCCGATCGCCGACATCACCCAAGAGCGGGTCGATGAATACCGGCGCCAGGCCGCCGAGGCAAAAGTCAGCGTCTGGCGCGGCGGGCCGCAGGCCAAGGCAAAGGCGCCGAAGAAATCGGGCGAGCTCGACCGGGTTCGATCGCCAGCCAGCGTCAACCACCGCCTGAACTGCCTCCGAGCTGCTTTCGCACAGGCCCACCGCATAAAGGATCCTGTGACCGGACAGCCGATGTTGCCGTTCCCGCCAACGGTGACGCCGGTGCCGGCGCCGAAGCGAACGCCGACACCGATGCCCGATCCTGAGTTTTTCGCCCGCATCGAGAAGGCGCCGCCATGGGCGCGCGAGGCCGCTGAGCTGGCCCGCTATTTCGGGCTGCGGCGCGCCGAGGCGCTCGAGGTCACCTTGGCGCATATCGATTTCGATCAGCGCGCCCTGCGGTTCGATGGCAGCACGACCAAGAGCCGGCGCGACGAATTCGCCCGGCCGCTGCCCGGCGGATGGGAGATCCTCATGCGACTGGCCGGCCAGGCCAAGGCACGGTCGCAGTTGAGGCTGGTGACCTGGCCGGGGCCGAAGCACATGGCGGACTTCCTGGAGGGAAAGCGCGTGCCCAAGAATGCGTGGCGCCCGCTGAAGAGCATCCGCCGCTCATGGCGCAGCACGGCGAAAGAAGCCAAGATCGCGCGGCCGCACAGGCTGCATGACACTCGGGCCCGGTACATCACCGAGGTCGCCAAGGTCGCCAGTTCCGCCCTCACCCAGGAGGCCGCCCGGCACCAGGACCCGGCCACCACAGCCCGCTACACGGGGATTGCCGGAGACGAACTGTCGCGCGCCCTAGCTTCCGTCCCGAGGCCAAAGAAACGAGCGCGGAGACGCTGACGGCCGTTTGGGAGATTGTTTGGGAAAATGCCGGGTGTTTGGAGGGATTCTGGGGCAGACGGCCGATCAACAACATAATGAAATCAATGAGTTGGGAAACGGCCTGTGGCTTCGGGAGCTAGGGGCCGGAGGTTCGAATCCTCTCACTCCGACCAATATGATCGGGGCTCTCCGCTTGGTCAGTGCCGCGTCGCCGAATAGGTGACGCGGCACATTCCCGCCGAGAACCTACGGTCCCGCCAAAACGTGGCGCACCGCTCGCGCAGCAGGTTGCTCTGCTGTTCTTGACAGCCTTCCAAGGGGAGTGAGCCCTTCCGGGCCTAGTGCCGCTCGCTCGGCCTGGCAGGTGCGGGCAACATCTGTGCCCTCAGCACAAGCAGCCGCTCGATGATCTGGTCGACGATGCCTGCATTGAAATCGATCTTCACCTGCAGCGGCTCGGGCAGCCCATCGACAGGCAAGCCGGGCAATTCCATTCGGACGCT